CCCGCGTCTGTTGGCGCCGCCGCAGCCGTGCCTCGGCCCGGCGCCGCGTGAACGCGTCCTCGCGCCCCGCCGTCACACGCAGGCGCAGCGCGCACGCGGGCAGGCGTCCGAAGGAGCCGCCCGCCTGGGGGCCGCCCTTGCGCGGCCCGCGTATTGCGTTGACCAGATCGCGCACCGTGCTACCCGGTCCCGCCGCCTTCAGTGCCGCCTTCACCTTCGCCGCCTCGACTGCCGCCCTGGGCGGCCGCCCGGCCGCGCCCCTGGCCACCTCCTCCGGGCTCTTGCCCTGGTTGAGTTCGCGCTTCCAGCGTTTCATGGCGCCTACCCCCAAACCGGCCCAGCAGGCGCAGGCCTGGAAGAGGGCCGGGGTGGGGTTCGGGGTTGCGGCCAGCTTCCGGGCTGACTCCAGGCGCCTGGCGTAAGTTTCGCTGTCGTGGCGATTCGGCATATCAACCTGACTCTGTGCATGAATTGCAAGTTACGGGAGTATTGCAAAATCTTTTGTAGGTAAATTACGCAAAATACGAGTTTTATTCGTCATTTTCCCGAGAAGTCGCTGCGCTATCCTTCCGTTGGACCTTGTCCCTCAATCACTTGGGCGCCTCGGAAATGGCTTAGCTCGTTCGAGTCAGGCGGTTTTCTTAGGGCGATTCCCGCGTGCGGAAAGGCCCAGAAAGAGAAGGAAATCGCGCATGCCACTTGCCATGATCAAGTTTCTCAGCCGCCCCGGAGAGCCCGGCTCGCCCGACAACACCCTGCCCGGCGTGGAATTGCCGGTGGACCCCGGCTACGGGGTGCCGGAAGGCGGAATCCCGATGCCTCCGATCCACATCCCGCCGTTGCCCGGAATCTGGCCGCCGGCCGGTATCGTGAGTCCCCCGATTCACTATCCGCCGGTAGCCGTCTCGCCGCCGATCTTTATTCCCGATCCGCCCCCGGAAGTCGGCGGCGGCCCGGTCCAGCCTCCTCCCACCGTCGGCGGTGGTCCTGCCCAGCCTCCCGGTTTGCATCCTGGCGGCGGTCCCATGCCGGGACGCCCTCCGCATGTCGGCGGCGGGCCACTGCCGCCGGTCGGCGTCTATCCGCCGCTCCCGCCTTCGGCCGGCATCGAGGGCAAGGTGGCGATCCTGGTCTGGGTGATTGGCGTCGGCTATCGCTGGTTTGTGGTGGACACCGGCCTGTCGGCGGGGACGCCGCTGCCGCCCGTGCCGCCCACCGCGCAGCCTAAGAAGTAGTCGTCTCAGTTAGAGGTTGCTTTGCACCGGCCGCACGCTCTCCCCATAAGGCGACGGGCACTGGGCGTGCTGCCGGTCGATGCGCGTGAAGAAATATTCGCCCGCCAGGGTCACCACGCGCAATAAGCCGCACTTCTCGCAGGTCTCGACCACTGCAATCGGGCTATTGGCGGTGGGGGTCCAGTCGTGATTGGTCATAGGTAGTTTCTCTCGTCGTCTTCCTCTTCCTCGGGGTCCTCGGTGTAGTCTTCTTCTTCTTCTTCTTCTTCTTCCGGGTCCTCGTCGTCTTCCTCGGGTTCGTCCTCGTCGTCATCCGGTCCCTCGCCGATGCCATAGCCGCCCGCCCCGTATGCGTCGTAATTGGTGGCGTCGCCGCCGTAGGCGTCCATGATGAGGGCGGGCCTCCGCTGGCGCGCGGGCCGGTACGCCGGCAATAGTTCGTCGTCTTCGATGGGGTCGAAGGGCTTGTTGTGGAAGCGCGCATGGCAGCGGCGGCAGACTGCCTTCAGTTCCCAGAGAAATTCGTTGCCGAGGTGCTCGTAGGTGAGGTGGTGGGCCTGGCTCGCTTTGCGCCGGGCGCAGCCTTCGCATTTGTAGCGCGCGCGCTGCAGTACCAGCCGGCGCTTGGCCGCCCACTCGGGGCTTTGCATGTAGGCGTCATAGCGTGCGCGCCAGGCGGCGTCTTCGCGCGCGCGGATCATTTGGCGTCCGGCCGCCGCTTCGTTCCAGCGCGCCATATCGGCGGCATGCCTCTGGCGGCTGTCGGCCACCTGCCGGCACATGACGCAGGTGACGCTCGCGCCCGCGCGCGCCGGCTGGCCGGGAGTGAACTCGATGCGCTTGCCGCAGAGCAGCTTGGCCGGGTCGTCGGGATCGATGGCGTGAACTTTGCCCTTGCCGTACTGGTGATCGTGGGCCTGCCAGAGCATCATGCTGCCCGCCTTTTGTACCTGCGCCGGTTGGGGCTCTGTCCCCAGTGGCCGAAGCGCAGGCCCTCTTCCGGGTACTCGCCTAGCTCGCTGAAGGGGACCTCGGGCGCGATCCGCCGGACCAGGTGCTCGGCATAGTCCTGGGCGGCCAGCGCCAGGCGGCCCTGGCGTTCGGTCTCCCGGTTGGCGAGCAGCATGCGCGTTTCGCGCGCGCTCAGCATCAGGTCGGGGTTGCCGGCGCGCGCCAGGGCGCGTTCCTTGGCCAGGCGCTGCTCATGGGTGGCGCGCGTCACCAGCCCCAGCTCGTAGGCTTCGCGTGCCCGCTGGGCGCGCCATTCGGCCCGGCGCCGCTGATATTCCTCTTCTTCACGGGCGAGGCGCGCGCGCTCTTCTTCCCGGCGGGCCTCGCGGGCCAGGCGCTCGCGCTCGCGCTGCGCCTGCTTGGAGTTTTCGACTCGCTTCCGGTATTCCTCATACTCGCGCCGCTCGCGCTCGCGCCGCGCCTGCTTGGAGCTTTCGACCCGCTTCCGGTATTCCTCATACTCGCGCCGGGCGCGCTCGCGCGCCGGCTGCACGCGCTCCAGGTAGCCGGCCCAGGCGTCGGCTTCGAGGCGCTGGCCTTCCTCGGTGAGCCGCCGCGCCTCTGCCAGGCGCTCTTCGACCCGGTCGCTTTCTTCGCGGGTCACGCCGGCTTTTTGTTGACTTCCCTCTCGTCAACAACCTCCTGGCGCCCGTCGTGCAGGCCCTGGTAGTAGAGCACCACGCTGAAGATCTCGCTCATCACGATCTGCACCTGGAGGGTGTGGTTGTCGTGAATCGCGCGCGCCACGGCGTCCTCTTTGGCCTCGGGGTGCGCCTTCAGGTACTCCTGGTAGCGCCGTTCGGCGTTGACCAGGGCGCTCTCGGTGTAGACGTTCAGTTCCTCGGTCAAGGCGTCCAGCTCGGCCGGGCTCCAGTTGCAGAGCAGCGGGAACAGGTCTTCGACCGAGCCTGCCTCGAAGCATTGCGCCAGGCGCGGGCCGACCGGGGCCTTCTCGTAATTGCTCGCGGGCGGCGGCGGTAGAAAAGTCTCTTCCATCTCAATCCTCCTCCTCGGGGATGCGCCACATGAAAACGGGTGTACCCTCGCCCACCCAGGCGCCCTCGGTGTTGAATTCGAAATATTCGCGGGCGGTGTCCTCGTCCATGCCCTGCGCCATCAGAATCTCAATGCACTTCTCGGCGTCGTAGACCACGTAGTCGCCGCGCCCCGGTGTGTAGGCGTGGCCGATGATCGCGTCGTCGAAGCCGTCGGCGACGAGTACCTCGCCCTCGAAGTGCTCGTCGAGCCAGTCTCTGGCTTTACTCATGCGGCCTCGCTGTTGTGCAGGATCAACTGGTATTCGAACAGGCCGCGCTCGGGAGCCCCCACGCGGCGGCGGTTGACGGTGTGGCTGCCGAAGCGCGCTTTGCGGAAGTCGCGCAGCCGCGCCGAGATGCTTTGCGGCGGGTCGCCGGTCAGGCTGGCGATCTCGAACAGGGTGCGCCAGGCCCCGTCTTTCATCACCTTCCGTACCCGGTCCAGTTGCGCACGCAGCCGGTCGTGATCGAGGTCGGCTTCGTAGGTAGCTCCGCTGAAGTGCGTCATGGCCGGAAGTCCTGTTGGTTGCCGTCGCGGTAGTAGTCGGGCGGCGGCCCCACGGCCGCGCACTGGCGCAGGGTCTGATCGACCACCTGTTTGACTCTGCGCTCGGGCTCGGGCGCGTGCCAGTCGAGCAGTTGGGCGATCTTGTCGAAGCCCTCGGCCTTGAGCTTCTGCCGGCGCGCGTGTTCGAAGAGGGTGAGCGAGGAGGCTTTCATATGGTTTCCTCTCCGGCGGCCTCAAACATCTGGATCAGCGGCGCCGCCCAGATCAGGTATCCGTGAAGGTCGATCAAGCTCTCGCACCAGACGTACTCGATGGCGCTATTCAGCGTCAGCACGCAGATGAAACGGTATCCGTCTTCGCGCTCGTTCGGCCCGTAAATTTCGATGCCGTTTATGTCGGTGTCCCCAAAGGACAGGCACATTCCGCGAACAAACCCGTAGTCGTGCAGGTCGTCGGCATCTTTGTCGTCATTGGGAGCGACCGGGCTCTTGATCGATATGAGTTTCCCGTGAGAGAAGGCCAGGTCGTTCATGGCGCCACCTCCTCGGCCACCGGCAGCCGGAAGATCTCGACCGTCCAGGCGGTGAGCGGCCGGTTGGGTTCGCCGTCGTGGCGCCGGCCGAACTCCTGGCGGTAGCAGGCGAAGGCGGCTTCGACGGTAGGGAAGCGCAGCGCGCGCGCCTCGTCGGGGGTGGTGACCAACAGGCCCCCGTCGTAGCCTTCGGGGTGGATGTAGGTCGGGTCGTAGAGTTCCACATACTGGCCGTCGAATTCGGTCGGCTCGCCAGTGCGGGTTTCGATCAGGCGGATTACATAACTCATGTCAGTCCTCGTCGTCTTTGTACTGTTGGGGTGGGGAGATGCGCAGGTCGTTGGGCGTGATCCCGTAGACCCGTGGGGGTTTGCCGGCGTGGTGATTGCGCGGCCTTTCGATACGGAACAGGTGGGGTCGGAGGCTCAGGCGCTTCGACATCCAATTGGGCGGCATGGGCCGCTGCTCCTGTTTCTTGCACCAGGCCCCGTAAGCCGTCATCAGCTCGGGGAGAGCGCAACTGAAAGCCTGGAATGGGCCAAGCGTGCAGCAGTCGTGAAAGAAATCGTCGAGGCCGTCGGCGGCGATATCTTCTTGGCGCAGCGTTTGTACGTTGCGCTCTACGTCGAGCGGTCGCATCAATCCCTCCTTTTCGCGGCGCAGCGCGCCCTCGATGAACCAGGTCGTAATCTGGTCGCCTTCAGCGGCGCACAGCTCCTCGGCCAGGCGCTTGTTCATGCGCTCGGTGGAGATTTGCACCGCAAAGTGGATGGGGTGCAGGCGCCGCAGGAAGGCGTCGTCCTCGGTGTCGATGCGCGGTACTTCGTTGGTTTCGAGAAAGATCTTGGCGGTGGGCGTGAAGGTGATCGAGTCGCGGAATTTCAGATTGGCCGAGACCGTGCCCACGCCCTGGGTGAGGATCTTGAGTAGGGCCTCGTCGAACTTCTGGCCGGCCGGCGGCTCGCTCGAAATTACCAGGCGCGCGCCGCGCGTGGTGGCCAGCTCCATGCGCCGGTTGCTGTCGCCGACCGTGCGGGCGTTGGTCAATACGTTGGCGCTGATGCGCTGGGCGCAGGTGCCGAGGATGGTTTCGAGGATGGCGAGCACGGTGGATTTGCCGTTGTTGCCGGTCTTGCCGTAGAGGCAGAAGAAGACTTTCTCCGACACGTCGCCGGTCATGGCATAGCCAAAGACCTTCTGCAGGTAGTCGATCATGCGCTCAGCCTTTTCGATGGCCTCTTGCCCGGCGTCGGGGCCGCCGCCCATCAGCTCGTCGAGCGTTTCCAGAAAGCGCCGGGGCGGGCCGAGCGCGGGGTCGTAGCGGTGCGGGACGATGCGCGTGAAGTAGTCTTCGCGCTTGGACGGGCGCAGTTGTCCGGTGTTGAGGTCGAACGTGCCGTTCAACAGCGGGATCAGGCGCGGATGGTTGTCGAGCGCCTCGACCGGGATCGCCGCCATGCGCCGCGCGGCTTTGATCATATTCTCCAGGCCGGCCATGTTGCGGGTCTTGTGCCCGTGTTTCCAGAGGCCCTCGTCGTTTTTGGCGGTCGCCTGGTTCTGGGTCAGTTGCATGGCGTCGCGCGCGTAGCGGTAGACCGTGCAGTCGTCGGTGTCGGGCACCCAGTACGCGTCGTTCCAGGCGAGCCAGCCGAGCGCGGCGCAATAGCGCAGGTTCCCCTTGGCGAACGCGAGCAGGCGCTGGCCGTTGCCGGTGTCGTTGCGCTCGAAGCGCGTCAGGTCGGACTCGTCGGTGTCGCTCGTGGCGGGCGGCGCCGCTGGCGGCCGGCCGTTGATCTCTCTCCCGTTGACGGGCGCTTTGCTGCGCGCGGTGGCGTCATGCGGATCGCCGAGCGGGCTGTCTTTGGCGATGGCCAGGAACTCCTCGAAGCTGTGACCCAGCTCATCCCAGTCCCAGAGGTCGCCTGACTCGGGCAGGCCGGGGAGCGTGACCACGCGCGCGGGCACGCCGGCCGCCACCAGGGCGCCCGCGTTCTTCTTCCCGCAGCCCGCGCCCACGGCGTCGTTGTCGCAAGCCACGTAGACCACTTCCGCGCCCTGGAAGCGCTCTGCGTATTGGTTATTCCAGCTCTTCTCGCCGTTCGGCAGGCAGGTGACCGCCACCGGCCAGCCGCTTTGTTTGACGCGGTCGCGCGCCTTCTCGCCGTTGGCCAGGATGATCACGCCGTGCGCCTGGGCGGCGGCGACAACCTCGGGCTCGTGGTAGAGCGCGGTCAGCTTGTCCTTGCTGAGGTGGCGCGCCCAGCCTTTATTGGGGCCGGGTTCAAACCAGAGCATCTGTTTGTCGCCTGGTTTGTCGAGGTTATCGAAGCGCACCTTGATACGCTCGCCATAGACGTAGAGCGCGCGCGGCTGCCAGTTGCCGCCGCCGGTCTTCTTGGCCAGCCAGGCGTGGCCCTCTTCGATGTTTTTGGCGAGCAGGCGCAGCCGCCAGGCTTCGTTCGTGATTTCGGTGGGCGGCTTAAAGGGCAGCTTCCAGGGCGAATCGACGGCGCGGCCGATCACGTCGTAGATGTACTGCCAGGCCTCCTCGCCCTGCAGGTTGTAGCGCTGTTCCACCCACTGGTACATGCCCCAGCCCTTGCCGCCGCAGCGGGTGTGGCAGCAGGCTACACCCTCGCGGTTGTTGATCGAAAGCGCGCGCGGGTTTTTGCCGTCGTGCATCACGCAGCGCGATTCCATCTGGTCGCCGCCGATAGCGCGCGCGTCGGGGCACTCGTGCTTGAAGAAGCGCTCGCTTTCGGCGATGGTCGGCTGGAAATTGCCCGGCGAGAAGGCGCTCATGGCCGGCCCCTCAGACGTTCATGTCCTGCTGGTTTTCGCTGCCGGGCATGTAGTCGTCGGTTTCGATGTCGAGCGGCTTGAGCAGGTTGGCCATATGCTGGGCGAAGGGCTCCATCAGCTTCTTCTCCTCGTCCTTGAGGCGCGGGCCGCTACTGAAGACGATGCGCGCGTAATTGATGCCCTCGTTGTTCTGCGCGCGCTCCAGGCTCAGGTTGGTGACGATGCCCCAGTGCGGCGTGCGCTGACTGAGCAGGCGCATGAAATACTGGCGCGCGTTTTTGAGCGAGGTGGGCGGGACGTTGACCAGGTTGGGCACGATCTCGCCCTCGCGCAGAAACAGGATCTGGCGAATTTGTTTACAGGCCTGGCCGCGCCCGCCCTTGGGGTCCGAGCCGAATTGCGAGAGCGGGCACTGCTCGCAATCGCCGCCGGGATCGCCGTGTCCCCAAAAGCCGTCCACGCTCCTGCAGTCGGGCACCTTGTTGCCGCCGCCCTCGCCGAAGGCGGCCTTATGGTAGAGGCGCGCGTCGCGCCAGGCCACCATGAAGCCGGTGACGGATTTGACGCTGGTCGAGCCATCGAGCGTGGCCAGCTCGAAGGAAAGGGCGCCGCCAGTCGGCACCTGCAGGCGGTCGAGCTGGGTGACCTCGATGCCGCGCGGTCCCATGTTGGTGGCGCTCAGCTTCAAAATTTCGTCGTGCATGGCGGCGCTGATGATGGGGAAGCGCTCGGTCAGCGTCATGACTTCGGTGTTCTTTTCCATTGGGGACGTGCTCCTTTACGCCGTGCTCTTATGGCGCGGCGGTGGTTTGGGGTGGTTGCGGTTTTACGAGGCCGTTTTGCGGCCTTGCAGTTTCCAGTCGGGCTCTACGTTGAGGACCTGGGCGACGTTGGGAGGCAGGAAATCGGCGACCGTTTTGCCTTCGTTGATGATCTCCTCGGCGTGCTCGTCCTCGATATTTCGGACCCAGGCTGAGAGGGTGTGGGCGTTGTAGTTGGGCTCGACGAAGTGGCCGAGGCCGGCGGCTTGGAGGGCTTGGCAGACGCGCGCCCGGTCGCCCGCGATTTTGGGGCGCGCCCATAATTCGCGGCGCAGAAAGATGCTCACCCCCTCAATCGAGATGGAGCGGATGTTGTGGCTTTCGAAGTACTGCATCAGGCGCGGGGTGAGGCGCTCGACTTCGACCTCCATGGCCTTGAGGCGCTGGTTGAGCTGGCGGCGCTCGTCGATCAGCTCGGCGAAGCGCGCGAAGTCGCGGAAGGCGCTGGTATTGGGGTCGCTCAGGACCAGGTCGGGTTCGGGGATGGCGGTGGTATCGGACATCGTTTTAGTTGCCTCATCACGGTCTCGACCAGATCCCAGCGCCGCTCGATGGCGCGCAGCACGATCTCGTCGATAGTGTGTTTCACGAGCAGGTGATAGTAGACGACCGGGCGCGACTGGCCCGGCCGGTGGATGCGCTTGCGGGATTGCAGATAATTGCCCAGGCGGAAGCCGGTCGAGTAGTAGCAGGCGTAGCGCGCTTGGGTGAAGTCCTGGCCCTCGCCGGCCGCCTGGATCTGGGCGATCAGGACGGCGCCTTTACTGGCCTTCCATTCGGCCACCTGGTGGATGCGTCCGCTGCATTCGAAGTAGGGGCGCTCCAGTTTTTCGCAGACGCGGGCGATCACGTCGAGGTCGGCGTGAAAGAGCGCGAAGACGACCACCGATTCGGCGGGGTTCACGTCTTCGAGCCAGTCGGCGAGCAGCTCCTCTTTGGCCGTGTCGATCTGATGCTCGTTGCCCTGGTCGTCTTTGAGCGTGCCGCCGGTCAATTGCTGCAGGCGCAGCAAAAGCACCATGGCGTTGGCCACGGTGATCTGATCCTCGGGGCCGTCGAGCCAGGTAATGAAGTCTTTTTCGAGGTCCTCGTAGATGCGCCGCGCCTTGGGCGAGAGTGTGCAGAAGAGCGGCTGGTCCATCTCCTCGGGCAGGTCGAGCACGTCCTTGGCTTCGACGCGGAAGGCGATGGAGTAGAACTTCTGCTTGAGGTCGTCGAGGTCGCGCCACTCTTTCACCACGCGGTTCTCGAAGCCGCCGAAGATGGCATAGCGGGTCTTGAAGCCGGTGTAGGTGGGGTCGTAGATCGAGCGGTCGAGGAAGCGGTACTGCGCCCAGATGTCGTGCGGCGAGTGCGGAAAGGGCGTGCCGCTCAGGCCCAGGCGCTTCTGCGCGCGCAGCGCGAGCTTGCCGAGGAAGCGCGAGGCCTTGCCGGAGGCCGATTTAATTCTGTGAATTTCATCAGCGATGATCAGCCCCCACACGTTGGTGAGCGCGAACGAGGCGAAGGGCTCCAGCCAAACGGATTCAAAATTTATCGCGATCACCGCCGTGCGCCGCGCCTGGCGGGCCTGGGCCAGGGTGTCGCGCGCGATCAGGGCCTTTCTGTCGGTGCCGCGCACGCGGTCATCGAGACCGCAGAAGACGTAGTCGAAGCTCGCGTGCAGCTTGAGCTGCGCCTCCCAGACCTCGACCACGCGCAGCGGGCACAGGATCAGGATCGCCGTTGGCGAGAGCGCGCCGGCCAGGTCGAGCGCCACCTTGCTCTTGCCGGTGCCCATGTCCATGGCCAGCATGGCGCCTTGCAGGCCCGCGAGCCAGAGCTTCCAGACAAACCAGTAAGCCGCGAGCTGATGGCTCCACGCCGGGCGTTTTTCGCGGGGGATGGCGGGATAGACTTCACCTATCAGCGTAGACATAACTCGCTTGCAGTCCGCGTCCGGCTTGCTTTCGCGACCGCCGTACCGGGCCGATGATCATCGCATTTACAGCTACCAGAGAAGTTTCGATTTTCTGCCCGCTCGGGAAGGAAGTCAATAGTCAAGTTACAGGTCCGGCATATATAGCACAAACCCTTTATTTTCAATCCGTTGAATAACTCTTGCATTACTCATTTTTCGCTCATTTTGAGTAATTCGAGTAATATCAACTTTTTGAGTAATACTCTCAATTCTTGCAATTCGCTCACTCTTTGCAATTCTTGCAAATCTCGCATAACTAGTAATTCGAGCATTTACCAAACGGGGTAACTTGCGCGCGGCGGGTTTGTATAATCGGACTACCGAATCGAGCCGGAGAAAGGTGCCATGAATAAGCAGCGGCGCAAGGCCAAGGTCGCCAAGGTGATGGGCGAATTCCAGCGCGGAACCCTGCATAGCGGGAGCAAGAAGGGTCCCAAGGTGTCCAATCCGAAGCAGGCCATTGCGATTGCGCTCGATTCTGCCCGCCGGGAGGAGTAGATGTTTCCGACCTTCGATATTGCGGAGATCGCCGAAGAGGCCGCCGAACGCGCGGGAATCGATTTCCGCGCGGGCTACGCGCTGCGCACGGCGCGCCGCTCTATCGAACTGCTCAGTATCGAGTGGGGCAACCGGGGGCTGAATCTGTGGACGGTGGAGGCCGACGAGGTGCCGCTCGTGCCGGGGGTGGATGAATACTTCCTCGATACCGACACGATTGATCTTTTGGAGCACAACCTGCGCACCTACGATCAGGACCTGCGGCCGACCGATTTTCCCTTGGCGCGCCTGTCGATGAGCGAGTTTGCGGTGATCCCGTCGAAAACCAACCAGGGCCGGCCCACCTCGATCCACATCAAGCGCAAGATCACGCCCAGCTTTTTACTTTGGCCGGTGCCGCCCAATCCGCCAAACGCCACTTATTCTGTGGTCTATCTGCGCATGCGGCGCATGGCGAGCGTAGGGCAGGGAGGCACCGGAGAACCCGAGCTGCCCTTCCGGTTCGTTCCGGCCATGGTGGCCGGCGTGGCCTACTATCTGGCCGCCAAGAGCAAGGACCCCGACGCGCAGCAGCGCGTGCCCATGCTCAAGGCCGCCTACGAGGAGCAGTTTACTCTGGCGAGCGACGAGGATCGCGACCGCGCGCCGGTGCGCTGGGTGCCCTGGAGTTATTTGTACTGATGCCTGCCTCGGCCAAATTCGCGACCGGCAAGTATGCGCTCGGCATCTGCGATGTCTGCGGCGTGCGCTTCATGCTTGCCGAGCTGCGCGGCACCACCGTGCGCGGGCGGCGCACCGGCATCCTCTCCTGTCCAACCTGCTGGGACCTGGACCATCCGCAGAATTTCCTGCCCGAGGCGGTCACGGTGGATGGCGAGGCCTTGCGCGTGGCGCGGCCCGAGACTTACGACACGAGCCGTTGGATGTGGGTCATGGCTCAGACCGGCAGCGCGGTCGGGCAGTTCTCCGTGGGAGACGTGGAGGTGGCATGAGCGACAACAATTTCATTACGGTGGCGTCGCACCGGCGCGCCTTTCCGAAACGCAAGTTCGCCGAGGAGGGTCCGGCGCGCATGGCCGACGGCGGGCTCAACGATCTGCCCACGCGCGACCAGTCGCCGGACCAGCAGCGCGCCGCGCGGATCGCGGCCTATGGCTTCGACCCGCTGGAGAGCATGACCGTACCTACGCGCGCGGCGCAAATGGCCGCGCCCCCGCCGGTGCCGACTTTGCCGTCGGCCGCTCCCGCGCCGGTGAGCGGCGCGCCCATGGTGGCTCCCGCGCCCGCCGCGTCCGCTCCGGCGGTAACACCGGCGCCGCCCGCGCCTGCCGCCTCGGCTCCGGCGCCGGCCCGAGGCGGCGTCATGGCGGGCGCTTCGCCGGCCACGGCGGCCAACGCTCCCGCGCAACAGCAGGCCTCGAACTCGCCGGCCGCCGCGCCGGGGATCGACTGGAAGCAGGTCGCGCTCGCGGCCGGGTCGGGCGCTACCGGCGGCGCGCCCACCTCGGCCCTGGGCGCCGCCATGGGCAGCCTGGCCAAGCAGTATATGAAGAGCCGCCAGGGCGACAGTGCCGTCACTTCGCCCGGCAAAGTGGCCGACCGCCGGGGGACGAATTTTAATTTCGGCGACGACGATCAGACCGTCGATCCGAATGAACCGAATCTGATGCGCCCCGCCGGGGGCTATCGGGAAGGGGGCACCGTGATCGAGGACACCGAGGGCGACAGCCCGCGAGCCAAATTCGAGGACCGCGAGCGCCAATGGGGCGACGTGGGTGAGCCGATCCGAAAAGCCGATGGAGGGAGCATGACACCGACAACGAATAATCAACGCGGTTTTCGCGGACGCGGGATGCGGCCGGCGGCGGGTGGGCCGCCCCCGGCAGCTCCGGCGGCGCCAGTAGGCGGTTCCGGGGCCAGTTTTGGCGCGCCGCCGAATCCGCAGGCGACCTTGCAGGGGATCGCCCCTGGCGGCCCGCCTCCCAGTTTTGGCGCGCCGCCTCCCGGCGGCATGCCTTCGCAGCAGGCCGCCATGCAGGCCATGCAGGCCCGCTTGGGCGCGCTGTCTCCGGGTGGACCGCCTCCGGGTGGACCGGGGCTGGGCGCGATGTCGTCCGGCCCGCCTCCGGGTGGACCGCCCGCGCAGAGCTTTGGTGCTCCTCCTCCCGGTGGACCGCCTCCCGGCCCGCCGCCTGGTATGGGCGGAATGATGGCTGGTATGGGAGGGCCGCCTCCTGGCCCTCCTCCGGGCGGGCCGCCGATGGGCTCTAGCCTCGGTGCTCTGGCGCCAGGCGCCGCGCCTCCCGGCGGGCCTCCTCCCGCCGCCAGCCTCGGCGCCATGACGCCGGGTGCCGTGCCTCCGGGCGGTGGTCAGCTCCCTCCGGCGGTCTTGCAGCAGCTCGCCATGCAGCAGGCCGCGCAACAGGGCCGGCCGCCGGGCATGAAGCGCGGCGGCAAGGTCGCGGCCGAGGAAGCGGCCGAGGGCGAGCCGCCCAAGAAGAGCCGCAAGTTCGGCGCCAAAGAAGAGGCTGCCGAGGAGCTGCCGCCGCCGCTCGCCAAAGCCAAAGGCGGCAGTATCAAGCGCCGCCGTCCGGCGGGCAGCAAGAAAGCGGCCAAGGCCAAGCCGCCGGTGCCGATGGTGACCGACGAGGATATGGATACGCCACCGCCGCCGTCGGCGCCCGCGATGGCCGGGCCGCCGCCTGTTCCCGCACCCATGGGCGCGCCACCGCCCGGTATGAAGGAGGGCGGGGAAGTCGCAGCCTGCGACAAGATGGCGGCCGGCGGGGTGGCCAAGCTGCGGCGCGGCTTCCCCAAGACCATCGGCAAAGCCAAGAAATTCGCCACCGGCGGCAGCGTGCGCGGCTGCGGCGCGGCCACTAAGGGCAAGGGCTTCTCGGGAATCTACTGATGAATTACGTGGAGCTGCGCGCGGCCATTCAGGAGTATTCGGAAAACTTCGAGGCCAGTTTTGTGGATAACGTGGATACGTTCATTCAACTGGCCGAGAGCCGCCTGATGCTGCGCGTACGCCTTCCTAATTTCCGCAAGGAGGCGAGCGGCTCGCTCGCTTCCGGCGTCAACCAGTTGGCCATGCCGAGCGATTTCCTGTCGCCAGATTCGGTGCTCGCCACGGGCGTGAGTAGCGCCTGGCAGGGCCTTCTACTCAATAAAGATCCCGAGTTCATCCGCGAATGTTACCCGGCGGGCAGCCCGGCTGGGCAACTGCGCTTTTACGCCATGACCAACGAAGCCGATATGCTCTTCGGCCCGGCGCCCGATGAGGACTACACGCTCGACCTGGCCTACTACTACCAGCCGCCTTCGATCATCGTCACCGGCACGAGCTGGCTGGGCGACCACTTCGCGCACGCCCTGGTGAGCGGCTCTTTGGTCGAGGCCTGCACCTACATGAAGACCGAGGACAACCTCTATCAGCGTTACGACCAGGCCTTCGAAAAGGACCTGGCCATGGATCAGCAGTACGCCAAGGGCCGGACTAAGAAGGACACCTATCAGGAGCCGGATGTGAGGGTCCGAGTATGATCGCGGGCTCAGTTCTGTGCTCCAGCTTCAAGCAGGAAACCCTGCTCGCGATCCACGATTTCATGAACGATCAGTTCAAGCTCGCGCTCTATACGTCGGCAGCTACGATTGGCCCGGATACCACGATTTATGTGCCGGACGGCGAAGCGGTGGCCAATGGCTACACGGCGGGCGGCCAGGTATTGACGGCGCCCCAGGTCCTGCTCGATCCGGGCTCGCGCACGGCCTTTGCGACCTTCGCCGATCCGGTGTGGAGCGGCTCGCAGATCACCGCCCGAGGCGCCCTGCTCTACAACCACACCAAGCAGCAGCGCGCCGTCGCGGTGCTCGATTTCGGTTCCGACCAGACCAGCAACCTGGGGGTATTTCACGTTCTATTTCCGCCGCCGGGAGTCAGCACGGCGTTGATCCGGTTTCTATGAACGACCCGAACGCCATCATTTCCGTGGTCGCCCCGGTCTACACGCCGAGCCTGATGGGCATGACCGGCCAGGTGACGGTGGCCAGCCTGTGGCAGGAAGTGCGGCCGCCTTCCCGCCGTTGGCGCACGCGGCCGGTGGCGCGCGCTGCCTGGCGGCTGGTCCCGCCGCCCGCGCGCATCGAGGTTACGAAGAGTAACAGGTAGGATTATGCCGTCCACTTACACCACCAACCTGGGCCTGGAGAAACCGGCGACCGGCGAGCAGGCCGGCACCTGGGGCGTCACCGCCAACAGCAGCTACGACTTTCTGGATAAGGCAACCGACGGCAACATCCCGATTGCGCTCTCGGCTTCCGGCTACACGCTCTTGACCAGCCAGGGCGTGGACAGCATCGGGCGCAACAAGGTCATCGTTTTTACCGGCGCGCTCACGCAGGACGCGAGCATCACGGTTTCTCCCAATACGGCGCAAAAGCTCTACTTCATTGTTAACCAGACCACTGGCGGCTTTGGCTTAGTGGTCTCGCAGGGCACGGGAGCGAACTATCGCATTGCGCCCGGCAAAAGCGCCATCGTGTACGCCAACGGCGCCGGCAACGCGGCCGGCGTTTTCGGTGTGTTGGCGAATTTCCAGTGCGATACGCTGCTCGCGGCCACATCGGCGACTATCAATGGTCTGACCGCCACCGGATCGACCTCGTTTACCGGGGCGGCCGTCTTTTCGGGCGGGGTGACGATCTCCCCGAGCCTGGCGCTCAATCTGGGCTCTGACGCCAGCTACGACATGTACTACCGCAACGCGAGCGGCCAGATGGCGCGCCTGCCGCTGGGCGCGTCGGGCCAGATTCTGGAGGCCACCGCGAGCGGGCCACAGTGGGCCACGGTCAGCCTGGGGCTCAGTACGGGCATGCCGGTGGGGGGTGCGCAGAACAACAAAGTGCTCTGGTCGGACGCCTCATCGAATTTGCAGACCAACGTCAATTTCGGTTTTGTGCTGGGCGTTGGCCTGTCCATTGGGCCTACGACGCCGCAGCATCCGATCCATGTCGGCGGCAGCGGCTTTCCTGCGGAGATCTGGGTGGACGATGTCAGCGGCAACACCAAGCGCTTGGTGTGTGCGACCGGCAATAGGATGCGCGCCTATTTCGGCGTGAATGGGTCGCCAGAGTCGGGCGGCGATGCGGGCAGCAACCCGATCATCGGGAGCCTGAACGATGCGGGCAGTTCAGGCTGGACGCACTTTATCGCCTCTCGCATTAACGGCCATGTAGTGCTCGGCGGTTCCGTCGATGTGGGCGGCATCGTCAATATCGTCAACGGTGGACAGGCGCTCAACGCGCCGATGCTGGTTACGCGCGCTCCATCGGGACAGACCGGCGATTTGCAGCAGTGGCAGAATTCCACCGCGACCACCCTGGCGCATCTCGATTCTCAGGGCAACCTGTACGTGCAAGGCATGACGGTGGCGGGCAGTCTTTCCGTGGCTGGGGCGTTCAATCCCGGCAGCGTGGATACGCCAGGCGCAATTGTGGGTTTCTCTTATTCCGTGTACAACCCGGCGGGGACGAAGCATGACGGCTACACCGGGCCGGTTTCGACGCCGAGCGGTACGGTCAACTGCATCAAGGGCATCATTGTCCTGAATTGATACCCCTATGACGACGATTCAAGACTTCCTTCCCTATGCCGATGGATCACCCGCCAGCGGGCGGCTGGTGATCTATTGGAAGTCCTTCGTCGTCTCCAGCGTGACCGTGGCGGGCGGCGAGCTGGAATTTGAGATCGTCAACGGCAACGTCACGCTCTCGCTCTATTCAAACGCCAATGCGCTGCCGACCGGCAGCTACTATAACGCCAAGTACGAACTGGAGAATGGCGCCGTCTACGTGGAGCAATGGATCGTTCCGAATACGCCCACGGCCACTCTGGGCCAGGTGCGCGTCTCCTTCCCGCCGTCGCCTTCGGTGATTATCTCCCCGCTGCAGCTTTCCTCGCTCGGCGGCCAGCCCGGCATGTTCCTCATGTGGGATGGCAATAAGTGGGTGCCCGGCTACCCGAGCACCTTCAACATGAACCCGAATTACATCAGCGTGGCGGCCGGGGGCTCGGGCACGGATGTCAATATCGTGGGCTCGCCGGTAGCTTTGGGCAACCTGGTCACGATCAACGTGCCCGATGCCAGCGCGACCGCGCGCGGCGTGGTCACCACGGCGGCGCAGACCTTCGCCGGCGCCAAGACCTTTACCGGCAATGTAAGTATGGGCAACCTGACGGTCACGGGCACCGTGACCCTGCCGCCCAACTCCTATGTGCCGGTGGCCCGCCGGGTGATCGCCGGCACGGGGATGACGGGCGGCGGCGCGCTCACCGCCGATGTGACCTTGAATGCGCCCGTGATGATCGCATCGGGAAGCGGGCACGCGGCGGGCATCGCGCCTGATCCCGGTGCGACTGCAGGCGCGACGCGCTTCTTGCGTGAGGACGCGACCTGGGCGGTCATCAATGCGAGTTCCATCGGCGTTGTGCCGACTACGCGCCAGGTGCTGGCTGGTCCCGGTCTTTCTGGCGGCGGCTCGCTCGCGACCGACGTGACGCTCTCCGCGCCGGTGATGGTGGCATCGGGAGCTTCGCATGCGGCCGGCCTCGCGCCTGATCCTGGCGTAACCGCAGGCGTAACCCGCTATCTGCGCGAGGACGGCACCTGGGCGGTGCCGCCGGGTGGCACCAACAGCCCGCTGACCACCAAGGGCGACCTCTACGTCTACACCACCATCAACGCGCGCCTGCCCGTTGGCTCTGACGGCTATGTGTTGACGGCCGATTCCACGCAGGCCTCCGGCATGAAGTGGGCGGTTGCGGCTGGCGGTTTCGTTGACCCGACGACTACCAAGGGCGACTTGATTGCACGCGGCGCGGCCGCACCGGCCACCCGGTTGCCGGTCGGCACCGATGGCCTGGTGTTGACGGCCGACAGCACGCAGCCGCTCGGCGTGAGGTGGGTCGCGGTGGGTGGCGGCGCAGGCAATGTAACGACCGTTTTCGGGCGCACTGGCGCGGTGGTTCAGGTCACCGGCGACTACACGGCGGCGCAGGTCACCAACGCGGTGGACACGACGCAGGCTTATGCCAATCCCGCGTGGCTCATCTCTCTCGCCTGGAGCAAGATCACCGGCGCACCGGCGACGGGGGTCAGTACTGTATTCGGGCGCAGCGGCGCGGTGGTGGCTGCGGTGGGCGATTATACGGCGGCGCAGGTAACCAACGCCGTCGATACCACACAGACCTATCCCAACCCAGCCTGGATTCCGAGCTATGCGTGGAGCAAGATCACCGGCGCACCCGCGACCGTGCCGCCCACCCGTCAGATACTCGCGGGCGCGGGCCTCAGTGGCGGCGGTGCCCTGAGCGCGGATGTAACTCTTGCGGCAGTTCCGATGGGCGCGAGCGGCGCGTCGCACGCGGCGGGCATGGTGCCCGATCCCGGTGCCACAGCGGGCACAACCCGCTTCCTGCGCGAGGACGCGAGCTGGGCGGTGCCTGCGGGTGGGGCCGGGTCGCAGACGCCCTGGTTGAGCAACATCGATGGCGGCTTATTTAATCTCTCTCGCGTTTCTTACGTAGCGATTACGACAGGTACGGCCACTACACCTGGAGGAGCGCCTGCGCTTTATATGGGCCGTTATGACAATTCCAAGCTGGAAGGGATGCTAGCTGTTTCTGCTGCGGCAAATGCTATAGCGACAGGATCAATCGCGGGAGATTTTGTCATTCGCGCAAATCAGCCTGGCAACAACTTGTGGTTTGCCACTCCTGATGGAACGGGCCGGATGGTGTTGACGAATTCTGGGAACATCGGCATCGGCACGGCGTCTCCCCAGAATCTTCTGTCCGTTTATTCTTCTTCTTCCAGCGTTCCCGCCAACGCAAGCGTGACCTCAGATGGAGTCTATGGTCAATTGATTGTGGCTGGTTACGGCACTTCAACTCTTGGAGGGATTCTCACCGGAGTCTCAGCGAGGGGCACGAGTGCTGCACCCACAGCAACTCAAGCGGGTGACATCATACTGCTCGTTCAGGGTAACGGATATTCGAATGCGGTTGCGACTGCGGGAAGCATACGTATTTCTGCTGAATCTGCCTGGGCCACCAACAACACTCCCGGTTTTATCAGCTTTTGGACCAATCCTGCTAATGGTGGGGTAGAGCGCATGCGGATCACATCGGCGGGGCTGGTGGGAATCGGAACGGCTTCGCCGGCACTTCCTTTACACATAGTAAGCTCCGGTTATGATCAAGCTATCTTTGAAGGATCAACAAGTACTGGGGCTGGACTTACAATTAAATCTGCAGTACATCAATTTGATATTCTGACTGATGTTAATAGTTCATTATTTATTTATGACCGTACATCGAACGCATATCGTCTTTATATAGATTCTACTGGTAGGGTTGGCATAGGAACATCCGGTCCAGTAACCAAACTGTCCGTAGTATCAAGTTCCAGCATCGATGGTGTGACCGTCTCCAGCGTGGATCGAGCCAGCGTCTGGTTCACGACGACGGGCGCAAATAACCGGAGCTGGCTGCTGCAAAACGCGGTTGCGGCGGGCGATGATTTCCAGTTCCTGGCGTCCACCGCACCAGGGGGCACACCATCGACTATGGTGATGACGCTGAAGGCTGGCGGCAATGTCGGCATCGGGACTACAGTTGTCCCAGTTCGTTTTGCTTTAAGTGCTAATGGTAATAACGTAGTATATACTTCCATACCAACAAATTCAGTAGCCTTCTTTGGTGGCTTATATTCATCCGCCAGTGATACTATACCCGCTGCTCTAATCAATATTGGTATTGATCACAATATGGACTATGGAGCTTTCATCGGTTCCATGTATTTTTCTAATAGTCAGGCTGGTTGCGTAATTGGATCACGCCATGCGGCAGGCCACCAACCAACAGTCTATGTTCGTAATTTCCAGGTTGGTATTAATAAAGCTATAGCAGCCTATGCGCTTGATGTATCAGGTGACTGCAATATCACCGGCACATACCGCCAGAACGGTGTGCCGATCTCGACGGGCGGTGGGGCCATCACCACGCAGAACACCAATCCGGGAACAACATTGGGGGGCACCTATCAGAACACCACCGGCAAGCCGGTCTTCCACACGGTGACCGTCGCTATGCTAAGTACCTCTGGCGCTCTGACCGCAGTCACGGATTCATCGAGCGCCCCCTCGACAACCGTCGCGAACGCAACCACCTCTTCTGGAAGCGCCATCAACGTACCCATCTCATTTTGGGTTTTGCCTAACAACTATTACAGAGTTACGTCAGGCGGAACCCTCCAGTATTGGACGCAGTGGTCTTAAAGGAGACTTATGACTTACGAAGAATCGGCAGCATTGATGGTCGATCCTGAATTCCGTGGGCGTGTTAAGGTGGCGTGCCTGAAGTACGCGGACTCCATCATCGGTGAGCCCACGGGCACCCCGGCTCACAACACGCGCCTCAAATGGGCCCAGTTCTGCGTCCAACAACCGGACCAAACGGCAATGCAGGTACAGCCTCCCACCGTGATGGACGCGGAGGTCCAGGCCGATGGAGCCGATATCACCGATGTGGCCCTACAGGCCTCTGTCGAAGTGACCGTCAACAAAATGATGTAAGGAGAGGAGAGCGATGACCCTGAACTTGAATATTCAGCAACGAATCAACCTGGTCCTGCTTACCGGAGCGCAGCGCGGTAACGTCGCCGAGATGCGCCTGTTCTGGGGCCTGCAGGACCGGCTGCAGTTGAGCGACGAGGAGAAGGCGAGCATCGACTACCAGACCGTGCTCGATCAGGGCAGCGGCATGGAGGTCCCGCGCTGGAACCATTTCAAAGCGCGCGATTGCGCACCGCTGGCGTTTGAGCTGACGGAGAGCGAGGGGCAGCGCCTGCGCCGCATGCTCGACGAGTGGCCACACTTTCTGGCCGCCGTGGACCGGGTGTGGATCGAGCCTCTGATGGACCAACTGCCGGTGCCGGCGGCGATGCCGGCGGCTGCGGCCGGCGGCCTGCGCATGTAGTTATGGTGACCGAACGCAAGATCGAAATAGCGGCGCGCGATTGCCCGTGCCGCTGCGGCTGGCCGAGACGGTATCTCGCGCGCCTGGTCGTGCAGGCTCGCGGTAAGACGCAGCAGCGCCTGCTCTCGCTTTGCGAATTTCACGGGGCGGTCTTTGCGGCGCGCCATGGGATGGAGCTGCCCGCATGATTCAGAAGCTCAATTTTCGGCCGGGGGTGGTGCGCGAGCTGACCGACTACGCCAATAGTGGTGGCTGGTACGACGCGGACAAGATCCGTTTCCGCGCCGGTTTCCCCGAGAAGATCGGCGGCTGGGAAGCGGTCTCTCGCCAGACCTACCAGGGAAGCTGCCGCTGCCTGCACCAGTGGTCGAGCGTCGAGTTCGACCGCTATATCGCGCTCGGCACCAATGAGAAGCTGTATATCTACTGGGGCAACAATTATTACGACATCACGCCGGTGCGCGCGGTAATTACGCTGGGCGCCGATCCCTTCCAGACCGACGGCACCGATACCCTGCTGGTCGCCTGTCCCAATCACGGGATGAAAACCGCTGGTGATTTTGTGACTTTCTCGGGCGCGACCACGAGTGTGGGCGCGATTACCCCCGCCCAGTTGAACCAGCAATACCAGGTGGTTTCCATCGTGGACGCGAACAGCTTCACGATCACCGCGCCGGGCGTGGTGGGCTCTGGCGTCCATGGCGGCGGCCCTAGTGTGACGGCGACCTTTCAGGTCCCGGTAGGCCTGGACAACGCGGTGGTCGGCACCGGCTGGGGGATTCCGCCGTGGGGCGGCAAGAACAGTACGCTGGCTCCCGCCAACTACTCGGGCTGGGGCTCCAGCTTCAACCCGCTCCTGCTCTACCCGGTGGGTTTCGACGTGTCCCAATTGAGGCTCTGGGACATGGATAATTTTGGCGAAGATTTGGTCGCGAATATTCGCCAAGGCCCCATCTATTACTGGCACCAGGCGACCACCGTGGGCCAGCCCGCCGTGCCGCTCAACCAGGCGATCACGGTGGGCGGCGTCACCTTCACTCCCAACCAGGTGCCGAATTTCGCGGCCCAGGTCCTGGTCTCGCCCAACGACCGCCACCTGATCGCGTTCGGCTGCGACGACGTGGGCGCGACCGAGCCCGACCCTTTGCTGGTGCGCTGGTCGAACGAAGAAGACGCCTACGACTGGGAGCCGCGCCGCGACAACTCGGCGGGCGGCCAGCGCCTCTCGCTCGGTTCGTACATCATCTGCGCCCTGCGCACCCGCCAGGAGATCCTGGTCTGGACCGATCTCGGGCTATGGAGCATGCGCTACATCGGCACGCCCTACATCTTCGGCTTCGACGTGGTGGCCGAGGGCCTCTCCATCATCGGCCCCAACACGGCGGTCAACGCGGGCAACCTCCTGTTCTGGATGGATCGCGGGATCTTCTACGCCTACACGGGCCAGGTGCAGGAGCTGCCCTGCACGGTCAAGGACTATATCTTCAGCGATCTCAATTACACCCAGCAATACAAGATCTGTAGCGGCCACAACCACTCTTTCAGTGAAGTGATCTGGTTCTATTGCTCGTCCGCGAGCGACGAGATCGACCGCTACGTGATCTATAACTACGTGGACCAGAACTGGTCGATAGGTCAGCTAGAGCGCACCGCCTGGCTCGACATGGGCCGCTCGGCCTACCCGGTGGCGGCCAGCAAGACTTCGCACCTGCTCTACTACCATGAGCTGGGAGACGACAACGACGGCGCCGCCCTGCCGGCTTATGTGGAGTCGAGCGACCTCGATCAGGAGGGCGGCGACCACTTCCTGTTCCTGGGCCGCATGATCCCCGATGTGCAGTTCCGGGGCAGCTCGTCGAGCCAGACTGTGGGCGTCAGCGTCCTCAAGCGTAACGCGGCCTTGGGCAATAAGGAAGTGGCGGCGCGCTTTACGGTGACGCCCGCAAGCGAGCAGGCCTTCATCCGCGTGCGCGCGCGGCAGCTTTCGCTGCGCATCGAGAGCAATGATGTGGGGGTCGGCTGGCGCCTGGGCGCGCTGCGCGCCGACCTGCAACCGGACGGGAAGAGGTAACATGGCAAGACAAGTTAGACAGAGACTGCCCGATCCGCCGCCGACTTACGATCAGGCTTACATCGCGGCTTTGGCGCGCAGCGTGGACAGTTACATGAACCAGGCGCAGGCTCTGGCGGAAGTGATCGCGGCGCGCTTTATCATGACCGACCCGCCGACCACCACGGTGGGCATGCCGGTGGGCACGCTGTATCTGACCACGGTCAGCGGCGTGCCGGTATTGAGCATCGTACAGGAGACCGATCCATAGGAGGCTGACTCATGATGAACCCGATTCGTAACATCGAGCGCATGGTGGGGCCAGGCGGCCCCGAGCGCGCCTTGAATCTGCCCACGCAGGGCGGCAGCCACAGCTTTAGCGCCGGGCGCCACGAGCCGCACAACTACCCGGTGCATCGCATGACCGTAGTCCACGTCGGTATGCCCAAGGAGGCCGCGCTGCCCAAGACCAAGACCTTGGCCAAGACCGGCCTCTTCGGCATGCAGGAGGGCGGCGAGGTGGATAGTGAGACGGACACGCCCGACGCGGGCGATCTCAAGGACTCGCCCGACAACCTGTCGCCGCGCGACGCCCAGATGCAGCAGGTGGTGATCGAGGCCATGGCGGCTTTGCGCGGGGAAAATCCCGATGCCAAGCGCGCCATCCAGCGCTTCATCGACCTGTTCGGCGAGGACCAGTTCCGCGAGCTGCGTCAGATGGTGCTGGCCCAGCCCAAGGGCGACGAGGAAGAGGGCGACCCCAACGAGAGCGAGCCCGACCAGGACGAGGACGATGCGCCCCCGCCCCAACCGCAGCCGACGCCGCCGCCGGCCGCTGGCGGCATGCAGGTGGGCGGCCTGCTGCGCGGGCCGGGCTCGGGGCAGAGCGACGAGATCGAGGCGGCTACGCCGGGCGGGCGCAGGGTGCTGTTGAGCGATGGCGAGTACGTGATCGACGCGCCCACCGTGGCCGTGCTCGGCGACGGCTCGACCGACGCCGGGGCGCGGCGCCTGGATGCCTTCCGCAAGGAAGTGCGGCGCCAGGCCTACGGCCATGACAAGCAGGCCAAGGCGATGAAGAAAGGCGGCAAGCTGGCGCTGCTGCAGGCGTTGAACCAGTGAACCTGGATTACCTGTTGAGCCGGGCTCTGGAGGAGCATTTGATGGTGCTGATGGACGGAATCCACCGGGGCGTGCCCGAGGATTATGCCGCCTACCGCGAGCTGGTGGGCGAAATTCGTGGTATACGTTTTGCAATAGCTCGCCTGACCGACCTGCGCCAGCAGGCCGGCCAAGATGGGGATGAAATCGCATGACAGCGACGCGCGACGAAGTGTTATCGGTGATTCAGCCGGTCGGGTATCACCTGTTGATCCGGCTGCTCTCCCTGGACGAAAAGACCAAGGGCGGGATTTACCGGCCGGCTGGAACGCAGCAGGCCGAACAGATGGCGACGCAGTTGGGCGAAGTGATTGAGATGGGCGCGAGCGCCTACGCGGACGCGGAGAAATTCCCCGATGGGCCGTGGTGTGGGCCGGGCGACCACATCATGATGCGCTCTTACTCCGGCACCTCGTTCAAAATCGACGAGCAGGAATATCGGTTGATCAACGATGATACGGTAGAGGCGGTCGTCAGGCAGCCCGAGCGTATCTCGCGGGTATAGGTTATGGCAGAAGACAAAGACACCATGGCACCGGAAGCCGACCGGATCGAAATTGAGATCGAGCCCGAGAACGAGGAGCAGAAGCCGCGCCTGCGCACCGGCGACACCAGCAACCTGGACGTGCGCGACGAGGAGATCTCGGGCTACGGCAAGGGCGTACAGGACCGCATCAAGAAGCTGCGCTTCGCCTTCCACGAGGAGCGCCGCCAGCGCGAGCAGAAGGAGCGCGACCTGGCCGCCGCCAACGACTACGCGCAGCGCGTCTTTCGCGAGAACGCAGCGCTCAAAAAGAACGTGCGCGCGAGCGAGCAGGCGGTGGTCCATCAGGCGCTCTCGCGCGCCGACGCCGAGATCGCGCAGGCCAAGGCCAAGACGCGCGCCGCGCACGAGAGCGGGGTCGCCGACGACATCGTGACCTCGACCGAGGAGCTGGCGCGCGCCGTGGCCGAGAAGGACCGCTTGAGCATGCTCAAGGAGCCGCCGGCCGAGGAGGCGCAGGCCGCCGAGCCGCCCCGGCCGGCGCCCGAGCCCGACGCCCACACCAAGCAATGGTTCGCCAAAAACACCTGGTACGGCAAGCCGGGGGAAGAGGAGCGCTCCGCGTTCGCCATGGGCGTGCATAATAAGCTAGTGGCCCAGGGCATCAGCGCGGCGAGCAACCCGGAAGTTTACTGGCGCACGATTGACGAGCGCCTGGCCGCGATCTTTCCCGACAAGCATTCGAACGGCAACGGCGACGGCGCCGAGGAGGGCGAAGGCCCGCGCGAAGCGCCGCGCCGCGAGGAAAGGGAATTCACCAGCTCCCGTCCGCTGGCAGTGGCGGGCGGTACGCGTAGCAATACCGGAGCTACGCCCGCTGGCCGCACCCGCGTGATCCGGTTATCAGAGTCGCAGGTGCGGCTGGCGCGCCGCCTGGGCTTGACGCCCGAGCAATACGCGCAGCAGGTCGCGCTCGAAAGTGAGGCTGCCAGTGCCTGAAATCAGAACACCGCGTGAGGACCAGACCCGCGCTTCGGAGGCGCGGCCGGCGGCGTGGATGCCGTCGAATTCACTGCCCGATCCGCATCAACGGCCAGGGAAGAAATTCCGCTGGATTCGCACGTCGGCTGCCGGGCAGTCCGACGCCACCAATGTGTCGCGCCGGCTCAGGGAAGGATGGGTCCCGGTCAAGGCCGTGGACTATCCCGAGCTGCACATCATGACGGATCGCGACAGCCGCTTCCCCGACTCCATCGAGGTCGGCGGCCTTTTGCTGTGTACCACGCCCGAGGAAAACGTGCGGGCGCGCAACGAGTACTACCGCACGCAGACGATCAACCAGATGCAGGCGGTGGACTCGCAACTCATGGCCGAGGAAGATCCCCGGCTACGCACCATGTATCGGAAGGTGAACTCGAAGACCCGCTTTGGACCGGATGCCCGCAGGGACCCGACCCAGGGCGCGCAATTGCCCTCGCTCGCGAAGCCGTAACTGCACCTTCGCGCTCACAGGCAAGCCAAACACCGACGAGTTCGCCGCGCGGACTGCACAGGATGCGAGACCCGCGTGCCCTTCAACCATGTCTTCAAAGACGAGGGAGGAATTTCATGGCGCAAACCGCCAGTCCCTACGGCTTGAGGCCGGTGCAGTTGCTCGGAGGTCTCCCCTTTGCCGGGGCGATTCGTTCCTTCCCGATGACTCTGAACTCGGCCAAGGCCTTTTTCTTCGGTGATCCGGTGGCCCTGGTCGGTGGGCAGCCCACGGTGCTGACCGGGAGCCCGATCACCACCGTGAACGCGAACTCGCCCGTTGGCGTGTTCATGGGCTGCGAATGGCAGGACCCGGTTCGCGGCTTTCTCAACGCGCAGTCCTTTCCGGCCAATGGCATCAGTAGCGGTGCCACCAAGGTCAAATTCAAAATCCTCGACTGCCCGACCTGTGTCTTCATGGTCCAGGCCAACGGGTCAGTCCCGGCCGCCTCGCTCGGCTTGAACACCGATATCCTCGGTTTCGGCACGGGCAACGCGGCCACCGGCAACAGCCTGGTCGTCGCCGATGCGGCGGCGGCGGTGACCGCGACCCTGGCGCTCAAGATCATCGGCTTTGTGGACCAGCCCGGCAGTCAGGTCGGCGATCCCTTCACCGATCTATTGGTCATCTGGAACCAGAACGTCCACCGCTGGGTGGCGCAGGCGGGCTTCTAAGGAGATTCAATCATGGCGATTTCAAGAGCACAACTACTCAAAGAATTGATGCCCGGATTGAACGCTCTGTTCGGGCTCGAATACAAGCGCTATGCCGAAGAGCACAAGGAAATCTTCGCGATTGAAAATTCCGAGCGCTCCTTCGAAGAGGAAGTGAAAATCACCGGCTTCGGCCCGGCTCCGGTCAAGCCCGAGGGCGAGGCGATTCACTACGACGATGCGCAAGAGTCCTACGTGGCTCGCTATACGCACCAGACCATCGCGGTCGGCTTCTCGATCACCGAGGAGGCCGTGGAGGACAACCTCTACGACTCGCTCTCGGCGCGCTACACCAAGGCCCTCGCCCGTTCGATGGCCCACACCAAGCAGACCAAGGGCGCGGCGATTCTCAACCAGTCCTTCGATCCGCTCTACCCGATGGGCGACGGCGTCAGCCTCTGCTCCACCGCGCACCCCTTGGTTATGGGCGGCGTGCAGAACGCCAACACGCCGGCCACCCCCGCCGATTTGAACGAGACCTCGCTCGAAGCGGCGGCCACCACCATCGCGCTCTGGGTGGATGATCGCGGCCTGCTGGTCGCGGCCAAGCCGCGCAAATTGATCATCCCGGCTGGCCTGGTCTTTACGGCGACGCGCGTCCTGCGCTCGCAGTACCGCCCCGGCACCGCCGATAACGATGTCAATGCGCTGTACACCAACGGGACCATTCCCGACGGGTACTTCGTCAATCACTACCTGACCGATCCCGATGCCTGGTGGATCATCACCGACATCCCCAACGGCCTGAAACATTTTGTGCGCGTGCCGCTCAAGACCGACAACGACGGGGATTTCGACACGGGTAACGTCAGGTACAAAGCGCGCGAGAGATACTCCTTCGGAGCCAGCGACCCCCTTGGCGTCTACGGCTCGCCGGGAGCATAATAAACCGTCAGCTCATCGATTTGTCTTATCCATTGGGTTCGGCGCCGGGTGGCCGTGGCTGCTTTCTAAAATTCCGGGGGAGGAAGTTTGGAGGGCAGTCGCGGCGGCCCGGCCCGTTTTTTTTTAGCGCGCGCGTTTGGACGGCGGCGCGGCGGGTTTGTGGTGTCCGGGGTTGTGCGCGGGCTTCTGGTGCGTAGCCGGCTTGTCGTCGGCCTTATCGTGGGCCTTATTGTGGGCCTTATCGTGGGCCGGCTTATCCTGCGCGGCCGGCTTGTCGGGCGGCTTGAAGAGTTTCGGCTCTGGCCTGGGCTCCTCCTCTTCGGGGCTCGCGGCGGGCTCCTCCGGGGGAGCGTCCGCGTAGCCCTGGCGCACCAGCGCGTCGATCTCGCCGGGCGCGCCCTCGAACTCCTCGCCGATCTGGTAGGCCCTGCCGTCGTGGACGAAGGCCTTCTTGAGCGTGACCGTCATTGCGTTTCCTCTGCCGCCGCCTCCGGGGCGGGAGCGTCGGCGTAGCCCTGGCGCACCAGGTCGTCGATCTCGTCGGGCATGCCCTCGAATTCCTCGCCGGCCTGATAGGCCCGGCCGTCGTGGATGAAACCTTTTTTGAGCGTGACTTTTTTCATTGCGGGAACTCCTCTGCCGGCGCCTCGGGGGCGGCCGGCAATTGTGCGTTGCGGTCGGACTCCTTCTCCTGCATCTGGACCAGGTGGCCGAGCGCGGTCTGGCGTTCGGCCGATTGGAGCTTGGCGTGGCCGAGCTGGTGGGTGAGGCCGGCGGTGCGCTCGCGGCTACTGGCCTCGGCCTGGTCGGCGCCGGTCGTGATCAAGGCGCGCGTCTGGTCGCCCTGGATCTTGGCGGCGGTGCGGCGCTCCTCGCTCTGCAGTTTGGCCTGGTCGCCCTGCGCCTTCTGCGCCAGCTTCTGCTGCTCCAGTTGCAGCTTCTGCGCGTCGTTCTGCGCCTTCTGCTGGTTCGACTGCTGCTTCAACTGCAGCTCCTGCTGCTGCAACTGCACCATCGGGTCCTGCTGCTGCTGCTGTTGCTGCTGGGCCTGGGCCTGCGCCTGGTTCTGCTGGAGGAGCTTCTGGCCGGCCTGCGCCTGGATGCCGCTCAACTGCTCCTCGATCTCGGGCGGCAGTTTGGTGCCGCTCGCCGGCAGGGGCACGCCGATCTGCTGCTCGATGCTCTTGCGGTACTGGTAGGCCAGGTGCTCGGCGATGTGCGCCTGACTCGCGCTCATTACGCTCGCCGCGAGCGGCGTTTGCGCCAGGCCCTGCTGGATCTTGGGGTCCTGCATGAAGCTCTGGTGGCACTGCAGGTGGGCGTCGTGGTCCTGCCACTCGAAGGCCTTCACCGGCTTCGAGGTCAGGATGTTCATGTTCTCGGTCACCGGGTCGGCGGGGTCGATGTCGCCCTTGTCGGGCACGATCTGCTCACAGTTGTCGATACCCAGGACTTCGAGCATGGAGCGGTGCAACAGCGGCAGGTTATAGAGCTGGGGCGCGGTGGCGCTCAATTGCAAAGCCGCCTGGTATTCCATGACGCGCTGCGCCATGGTGGCGCTCGCCGGGTCACTGATCGGCACTATCGAGACCTGCTGGCCGTAGTCCTCTTCCTTGGCCGAGCGCGGCGCGTTGACCGGGTCGTAGTCGTATTCGGGCGGCGTGCAGTCCCTGACGATCTCGGCCAGGATGCTCAGCTCCCGGCCGAGCGCGGTGTGCAGGCGCGCCTGGACGGCGGTAATCACCTCAGTCGCGCGCTCGATCAGGGCGAGCATGGTGCCGACCGGCGCGTTCTGAGAGGAACTATTGATATCGAGGTCAGCAATCGAGGCGAAGGATTTCCCCTCGCTGACCAGGAGCTGGAGTAACTGGAAGAGGACCGCCGAGGGCTCTTTGTAGGGCAAAGGAAAGACGCTGTCGGCGATCTTACTGGTGCTGATATCCACGTCGCGCCACTCACCCGGCATGATCGGATCGCTGTCGCCTTTGATCCGCATGCCGCGTGTTTTGAGGCCGCCCGGCAGGTTGGCGAGCGTGCCCGCGTCCACGAGCTGGCGCAGGATCGAGGTGGTTCCCTTACCGATGCCGCCGATCAGGTGGATCAGCCCCAGGCCATAGGCGCCCTTCCAGGGCACATACCGATAGTGGGTGAAGTAGGGGATCTTGGTCTTGCCGGGGTCGTCCTTGCGCCAGTTGCGGCGGATCGCGAGCACCTCGTTACTCGCCTGCTCGATGGTGACGATATAGGGATAGCTCTCGTCCCCGTCGTCCAGTTCGTCGAAGTGCAGGTCGGCGTGGATCTCGCGCAGGGTCAATAGCTCGTTGCGCGAGTAACTGGGCTGCACGCCGCTCACGCGCGCCACCTTCTCGTCCACGCGGTTCAATTCGACCGGGGTCTCGTGCAGGTAGACATCCTGGCGGTAGAAGCCGCGCCCCTGCAGTTTGATGACATCGCTATACGCCTGCTTGAGGATGTGGCAGTAGCGCGGGCAGGTTTCGAGCGAGGGAAACCCGTAGGGCATGACGAAGTCGCTCGCCGGCACAAACTGCGCCACGGGGCGCCCGAGGAGCGGGTCGAAGTAAGTCTTGCGGAAGGCACTGCCATCCACCGGGAGGGCGAAGAGTAACTGCTCGGTCTCATCCCGGTACTCCGGCATCTTCTCGCCCAGCCAGTGGTTGAGGTCGTCTTTGACGCGCCCGGCCTGCTGCAATTTGAGGTGCGTGGCCTCGCCGATCACCTTGACGTTGGCCGGACCCTCGGGCGGGAAGAGCTTGGTGATCGACTTCGATTGAAAGCGGACAGCGGCCTCCAGAATCATCGGATGCACCACGCCGCAGGCGCCGGGCCACGGGATAGTCCGGTCCTCGATCTTGATGCCCAGTAAATCCAGACCACTAGCCAATGCGCTTTCCCAGTCCTTGCGGCTGTTGAGATCGTCCTCGACCGCGAAGCGCAGGTCGTTCGCCAGCGTTTGCAGGGTCTGCCGGGGCAGATAGTCGGCCAGGTTGGCGTCGTGGGGCGCGTCGATGGCGCCCGCGTCTTCACTGCCGTAGTGGATCTCCACGCCGCCGTCGTCCATCTCGATAACCTGGCCCTCGGCGGGGTCGGGCCGGTAATCGAGCAGGGATAATCCGCCCGGAAAGCCTGCGTCATTGGGCAGCGCGCGGTCGATCATCGATAGCCTCTCCACTGAGCCGCGCCACGGAATCTGCTGCCTCGGGTAAGTGCCGGGGCATGTGCTTCGGGTGCGTGTTCAAATTCTCTCACGCGCTTCCGCGCTTTGGGAATTGTCGGCCGCGTCACGATTGCGCGGCGGAAATAAATTACGGCGCGGGTTCTGTCATAGAGCGACCAGAGCGTCGTTTTTGCGATACTCTTTTTTCCAATTTTCGCTTGTAATTGAGTAACAGCCTGCGTTACTCTCCTGAAAGTAACCCACCACGACCCCGAGCACATCCCCAGGCCGCAAAAAGCCGGGTAGCGAATCGAGGCGCGATGGTAACTACCAAAGCTACACAAAAGGGGGAGTTACTATCCATGCCGACCCGTAGGCCGACAAACTCATCCACGCGCAGGAAGCGCAAGCCAGTCAAAAGTGAGCCCCGCTGGAAAGTGCCCACCGACGAGAAGCTCCGCGTGCCGTTTTTCTGGAAGGTCCAGGAGGTGGCGAAGGCGTTGCGCAAACACCCGACCACGGTAGTACGCCACTTCCGGGGGCGCGCCGGCGTCTTAGAGCCGCCGCGCGGCGAGTCGCAGAAGAGCATGCTGATCAGTCAGCAGGCGCTCTTCGAATATCTGGTCGAGAGCGGGATCGATCCGGCGGTGGTCGGTGTCAGCGCCGCTTAGGCCGGTATTGATCGGGCGTTGCACGCATTGCGGCAGCGACCTGGCGGCCATCATGGATGCGCGCCTGAGCGTGCATACGGCGGTCGAATTCCTGCGCGGCAATTCGCACCAGGAGCGCACCATCATGCCCAACCTCACCTACGAGGCGGGCGTGCTCGACGCGCTCGACTGGGTCCTGGGCCTGGACGCCGAGGGCCTCTTCCAAAAACATCTCGACAGCCTGGCCAGCGTGCGCGAGCGGATACTGGCGCTGCGCTAAGGAGCGGAGGGAACCATGCAGCCACAAAACGCGGGCGAGGTTCGCCCCACGCAGAATGAGATCGAGCGCGCGCATGACGTGTTGGCCCAACTGCTCATTCTGCAGATTTTGCCGGACGACGACCAGAGCGACCTGACGATGGCGGCCCGCGTCTTGTGCTGGGTGCTCGGCCACGGCGTCGAGTTCGCGGAACTCCTCACCCACTCCGAGGCCATCTTGAATGGCGAGGGTGTCAGAATCGGGAGCCGCATCAATGCCAACTGATACCTACCTGCGCTGCCCGCGCTGCGGCGACGTGCTGCCGCCGGTCGCGCCTGGCGGCCGCTCGAAGCATCCCCTGGCGCCCTTGGTCACGAAATGCGCGAAGTGCCTCAACGCGGCCTACATGGCGGCCATGCTGGCGCGCGAGAGCGAGCTGTTCGAAGACCTGCGTATGGTCAAGGTCGAGCTGGCCCCGGACCTGAGGCGCCGCCAGCACATCGTGCTCCTGGGCGACCGCGAGATCGCCTACTGCGGCATCCGCCCGATCCAGGTCCTGCGCAGGCGGCAGCGCATCCTGTTGTCGGCCCTGCCGCCCGATACCTGCGATGCCTGTCAGGACGGCTGGAAGAAAACCGTCGAAGCATTTCTGAAACGCAAGGAGGGACCCGTATGATCACCCTGAAATTGATCCTGATGATTTTGGCTCTGGTCTGTCTGTTTCTGGCCGCTGTCAGCGCGGTGGTGCCGCGCATCAATCTGCTTGCTCTCGGCCTGGCCCTGTGGCTGTTGGCCGTCATGATCTCGTAGGGGAGGAGCATGGCGCGCAACACGCTGTACATGGGTGCGACCGAGATTACTCCTGTCCGCACCCAGGGGGAGATTATCGCGCTCTTGGTGCGCCACGGCGCGCGCCAGGTGGCCCTCGATTACGATGCGGCCGGCAAGGCTATTGGCCTGCATTTCATGATGCAGGTACAGAGTATACCCATGGTCTACCGCCTGCCGGTCAGGATGGAGGGCGTCTACAAAAAGATCCACGGGGCGCGCAAGCAGTGGGTCAGTGGCGGCGAGGCGCGCGACCGGGAGCAGGCCGAGCGCGTCGCCTGGCGGCAGCTTTTGCGCTGGCTCGAAGCCCAGTTCGCCATGGCCGACCTGGGCATGGTCAAACCTGACGAGGTGCTCTTGCCCTATCTGACCGAGCCCGGTGGCCGGACGATTTACGAGTACTTTGTGGAACAAGGTTATAAGGCGCTGCCCGCGCCCGGAGGTAACGGACAATGACGTACCGCGCGGTGTTGGTCGATCCCTGGGTGAAGGCCGGGAGGCCGGTGCAGATCTTCGGCAACCACTACGTGGAGATCATGCGCTGGTCGCGCGAGGTGCTCAAGACGGCGGGCGAGGGCGCGGTGGTGAATGTCTACCAGACCATGGAGCAGCACATCGCCATCCTTCCTAAGCCCAAGGCCGAGCCCGGTCCCCAACCGGAAGAGATCAAGGAGACGACGATATGACGACGACCGAAATGAGAACCGATGGATCGCCCTTGCGGGTGGAGCTTGGCCCCTTGCCGCCGCGCATGCGCGACCTGGTGATCTTCAGGGGGTTCCCCACCCCGTGGTTCGTCCAGTGGATCAATGGCGAGCCCGAGTTCCGCCTGGTGGATTCAAGGAAGTGGGTGCGCGCCGTCAAAGAGAAACTGTGCTGGGTCTGTGGCCAGCGCCTGGGCACGTACCTGGCCTTCACGGTGGGACCAATGTGCTTGGTCACCGGCACCTCTAGCGAACCGCCCGCGCATTTTGTGTGCGCCACCTGGAGCGCCAAGAACTGTCCCTTCCTGAACCGGCCGCAGATGGTGCGCCGCGAGAACGACCTGCCCCAGGAGGCTATCGACCCGCCCGGCTTCGGCATCCCGCGCAACCCTGGCGCCACGGCGGTCTACACCGTGCGCGGCTATCAGATCTTCCATGACGACCACGGCCGGCCGCTAATTCACATGAGCGAGGAGTGGGAGAGCTGCGACTGGTATCGCGAGGGCCGCAAGGCGACCATGGCGGAAGTCATGGAGAGCACGCGCACGGGCCTGCCGTTTCTGTTCGAGATGGCCGAGAAGCAAGGGCCGGAAGCGGTCGCCGAATTGGAGAAGCAGGTCCGGGCCTTCGAGCGGCTGGTGGAGAAAAGTTTTGAGAGGTAAGGCCGCCTATGCCTGTGGAATCGGGAATCGGTTATTGCGAATCATCCGGCCGCAAGGAGGACGCCTACCAGGCGCTGTTGACCTATCATGTCCCGATCACGGCGAATGTCATGCGGCGCTGGCCGTACAGCGGTTTTTGCTACTACCTGATCGACTGCAATGCCGGGACTGGGATTATTCCCGACAGCACCAAGCCGGGCTCGCCGTTGGTAGCGCTCGAAGTGTTCCGGCGGCTGGGATTGATGACGGCCAACCGCCGCCTGATGCCGCCCTTCATCTTGCATTTGATCGAACGTAGCCGCCATAACGCCGGGCTGCTCAAAGAACGGGTGGACGCCTTCCGTCCGCAGATGCCTCCCGATTGTTTTTGCGCCCTGCATGTGGCCGACAACGCGCACACCGTGCCCATGGTCTGCGCGCAGATGGGTAGCGCCGCTCATGGGTTGCTCTATCAGGACGCCACTTGCGTGCCCAACTGGATGATGTTGCGCGCCGCCAACCAGGCCTGCCCCCGGCTTGACCACCTGGTGTGGATTAACCCGGTAGGCATCCGCCGCAGCCGTTGCCATGGTAAGCCGTCGCTGTTGGAGGGTATGCGGCTGAGCGGCAAGCAGCGCTGGCTGGCGCTGGAGCCGGACCTGGAGAGCCGCTTGCGCAGTAGCTTCCTGTTGGGCACCAATGCCCCGGATAGCACCTTGAAGGAGTGGCGGAAGTATCGATGGTGGGACGTGCGCGGCAGAGAGGGCCGCGCCATCTTGGAACAACTTAAATAAGCGAAAGGAGCAAGCCTATGGTAGCAAATTTGTATCGCATCCCGAAGCCGCAAACCGTGAACGAAAAGAAAACCAAAACCGCCCTGGAGGTCATGCTGGTCACGCCCGAGTTGCTAGGGAAGTGGAGGTCACCGCCGTTCCAGCGTCCGGTGCGGCAGAACGAAAAGGTGAGGGCGCTGGCGGAACAGATGAAGCTGGAGGACGGGATCTGGCCGGGTATCATCACGCTCGGCGTGTTGAATGGCGAGACCTATATCATCGACGGCCAGCATCGCAAGGAATCCTTCCTGCTTTCCGGCTTGAAGGAAGGCCTGATCAACGCCTGTATCCACTACTTCCAAAGTATGGCCGAGATGGGCGAGGAATTCGTCAAGCTCAACAGCCAGCTCGCCCGCATGCGGCCCGATGACATTCTGCGCGGCCTGGAAGACTCAATCCCCGGCCTGAAGCGAATCCGCATGACCTGCCCCTTCGTCGGCTATGATTTCATTCGCCGCAACACGGCGACGGCCCCCATGGTCGGCATGTCGGTCACCATCCGCGCCTGGTGCGGCAGCACGACCGAGGTTCCGAGCCCGAACCACGGCGGCATGTCGGCGGCGGGCATGGCAGAGACCATGGACGACAGTGAGTACGACAGCCTGATCCAGTTCCTGACCATGGCGAACACCGCCTTCGGGCGCGATCCGCAATACGGGCGTTTGTGGAGCGGCTTGAACCTGATCATTTGCATGTGGATGTACCGCCGCCTGGTGCTCAATCCGCCCTCGTCGCCCAACTCGCGCTCGCAGCAGCTCACCAAGGACATGTTTAAGAAGTGTCTGATGAGCGTGAGCGCCAGTTCCGATTACGTAGACTGGCTCCTGGGCCGGAACATCGGCGAGCGCGATAGGGCTCCGGCCTATGCCCGCCTTAAATCTATCTTCGCCAAACGGCTGGCGCAGGAGGTGGGGCATAAAGTCAGTTTGCCGCAGCCTGCCTGGAGCAGCCGGTAAAGAAATCCGCCGGCCCAGCGTGGGGATATAAGGGGATGTCGCGTCTACGCCGCGCTAGGATGGGCGCTCCCGCCGGCAAAAAAGGGGCGAGATGAGAATGAAAAATGGTGTGTCCGATGATCTGTTGATCACCGATCTAGTTAAGCGTGCGGTCACCATGGCCGTGCCGGAAGTGATCGCCGCGCTTGCGCACCAGCAGAAGCCGGCAGCCCGCCTTTTATCAATCGATGAAGCCGCCGCCTACATTGGTGCTTCCAGGCGACAAATGCAAGAAATGCTGCACACCGGAGAAATTCCGAAAGTTGGTCGTGGTCGCCTGGTGCGCGTAGACCGTCGCGACCTGGAATTCTGGATCGAGCAAAATAAACGTTGACGCGCACTGGATTTTTCAGTTACACTCAACTCCTCCATGACGAAAAAAGAAAAGTATCTGTATCGACGCGGCGAGATGTGGTGGGTGAAGATCCCAAGAGGGCCAGGGCTGCGGCCCTTGTTTGAGTCCACCGGCATCCGGGCGGATGAGAAGAACCCGGACAAGGTGCCCGAAGCGGCGAAGGAATTTCGCGACAGCAAGCTGGTGCAGAAGCATCGCAACGAAATGCGAACGACCGGCAATCAGACGGCGACTTGCGGCGAGCTGCTCGATGACCTCATCGCCAGATGGGAAGCGAACGGCAAAGAGTCCTCGTGCTACTCGCTGAAGAAAGTGGTTGAAGCGCACCTGCGCCCCTCGTTCGGCTCCATTCGCGTGGCACGTCTGACGACTGCGATGCTGGAGGCGTACCGGACGAAGCGAGGGAAGATGGGACGCAGCGGCGGGACCATCAACCGCGAGCTGGCCTACTTCCGTATCGCGCTCAAGGACGGCCAGAAAACCACGCCGCCGAAGGTCCTGGCAATCCCGCACTTCCCGATGGTCAGCGAGGTGGACAACGTCCGCACGGGGTTTCTGAAGCGCGAGGACTACGAGACGCTGTTGTTTGAGCTGCCAGCCGAAGTGCAGCCCGCGCTAGTGATCGGCTATCACGTTGGCATGCGCTTCACCGAAATCACCAAGCTGACCTGGAAGCACATTCGGCCAGACCGCAAATTCATCCAGCTTGGCAACCCGGATGTAAAGAACCGTCAGGGCAGACTGATCCCAATCTATGGCGACATGAAGATTGTGATTGAGGAGCTGTGGCGGCAACACCAAGAGCAATACCGGGACTGCCCCTGGGTCCTGCATCGCAACGGCGTTCGCATCGCGAGCTTCAAGGGCGCCTGGGAGCAGGCGACGATCCGCGCGGAAGTCGCCAGCCTTCTCTTCCATGACCTGCGCCGCAGCGCCGCGCGCAACATGCAGCAAGCCGGCATCCCGCGCTCCACCATCATGAAGATCATGGGCCACAAAACGGAATCGATGTTTATCCGCTATCAGATCGTGGACGAGGAAGACATCGCCGCCGCAGGCGAGAAGATGGAAGCGGCAACGCCGACTGTGGTGTCCATCAACAGCAAGCGAGCCTGAATTATTTTCATCCGTTCAAAGGGAGCCAGCGCCGCGAAGGCACTGGCTCTTTTTCTTTTGGTGCGGGCGAGAGGGCTTGAACCTCCACGGCCTTTCGGCCACCAGATCCTAAGTCTGGCGCGTCTGCCAATTTCGCCACGCCCGCATTGTAACCGCCCACTTTGGTTACAAAATTGGTTACAATCACCGTGTAACTTGTTGATTCTAAAGGTAATTCAACTGGAACCTAAATCCGAAATACCGCAACGCAGCATAGCGCAACACAGCGCAAAATAAGGGTGTTAGGCGTTTCCGTGAAGACGTAAAAACGCACCTCAGCGCATCATTTGGTTACAAAATTGGTTACAAGGTTACAGGCCGATTTTGGCCTGTTTTTGGATAAAAAGTCCACCGCGTCTGCCGGTTCTTTCTAGCCCCTCGGCGCGAAGTAAACCGACACGGGTCCGGCGGTGTCGCTACTGATCCAGACGTTCTGCGAGAGCGGCATGCCGGGCAGGTACATGCCCGCCGGCACGACGAAGCTCGTGGCGTTCGCGCCCGCGTTCGACTGGTCGCTGATGTAGAGTTTGCCGGCGCCGTTCAGGACGTAGACGATGTAGTGCCCGGCGCTGGGCGGCGTGAGCTGCACGGGCGTGTTGACCGCGAGCGTGACCGTGTTGAACATGCCAAGAGCCATGCGAGCAGCATATCACCCGTGGCGCGCGACCGCCGCATTGGTGAAGAAGACGACCGCATCCAGATGCGTGAGCGCGGTCGAGCGCTCACTGCAGGAGGGGCAGTTGGCGACGATCAGCTTGGCGAGATCGAGCGCGCCGGTGCGGATTTTCTGGTAGCGTTCGACCTGGTCGCCTTGGGGCGCGTGGTAGGTAAAGCGCTCCTCCAGGCCTTCCATTGTGGTCTTGTCCTGAGCGTCCAGTGGCATGCCTCCATCCTACTCCCGAACGCGGTATGATCGCGCATGAGGGGAGGGCCTCTAATGGCAGCTAACAGCACTACCGCGAACGAGGAAATGGCTCTAGCCGCACCGTCCAACGGTCCCGCGCAGCGGGCGATCACGGATTCGAGCGCGCTGGTCGATAATGACGGCGTCCTGGGCACGCGCTTCAGTGGCCCGATTCTGAGCGGCGCACCGAACAAGCCGGGTCTCGCCGGCATCGCCATGCTGCACAAGCGCGTCAAGATCACGGCCTCGCTGGGCGCGTTCAGCGGCATCCCGCTGGTCTTCCCGGCGTCGAGCGTCCTCACTACCCTGGTCGTGCAGTTGCAGCAGACCTTCAACGGGACCCTGCCGAAATTCAACCTGGGGACCACCCCCGGCGGCCTCGATGTGGCAACCATCGATCTGAGCGTGGCGCCCACCCAGGTCTTCAATAACCTGACCACCATCCTGGGGAGTAACTGGACGATCTACGCGAGCCTGGTCAATGGCGCCTCGACTTTGGGCAAGGCCACGATCTTGATCTCCTATTCGGTGCCGGCGATCACCGTCACTACCTAAGCTCTATGCCCGAGACCGAAGCGAACGACGCGCCCAAACAGAAGGGGCCGCAATACAACACCCCCTTCCGCTCGCGCAGAGAGGTGCGTACTTCGAAGCTCACCGTAGATCAGCCGCTGACCTCCCACCAGCGGGGCTTCGCCGCGAGCGTGGCCAGCGGCAAGAGCCAGACGAAGGCTATGGACGAGAATTACAAAGTCCACCCCACGCGCTTTCGCGACCGCACCACGCTGCAAGGCTCGGAGACGGCGCGCAAGCCGCACGTCGCGCGCGAGATCCGCGAGCTGACCTGGCTCTCCTGCCCCAACATGGACGACGTGCGCGGCATGCGCGGCCATGCCCTGCGCGTACTCTTCGATCTCAGCCAGTACGCCATCAGCGAGGACATCCGCATGCGCTGCGCGCTCTCGCTTCTGCAGATCTCTGAGACCACGCACCTCGCCGCCAACCCCAAGCTCGAAGCCAAGGACCAGGACGCGGTGCTCGGCCTCCTGCGCGGCTTCTATAACAAGATCCAGGTCGAAGCCAAGGAGCTGCCCGCCGCCAACGAGCTGCTGCTCGAAGAAGAGCCGGCCATCGACATCAAGACCGTCGGCGACGAGGAGTAGCCTGCGCAAAATGCGCGAATTGCAAAGAGTCGGCTAAAATAGGGGTGGATGACCGACTTCGAAAAAGAAGAATTCTGGAAAAGCCTTGGGCGCTTATATGATGCCGCCGAGAAGACCCGCGCCGCCGCCGAGCAACTACGCCTGATCTCGGAGTCCCACGAGAAGCGGCTCGACCGGATCGAAGTCGTACAGCAGTGGCTGGCCGAGAAGGAACGCAACCGCGAGAAGGAAGGCGGCCGATGACTGACCTTCAGCTCTACCTCGCCGTTGGCCTGCCCTCTGCTATGGCGCTGGTCGGCATCCTGGTCAACGTCGGCTATTTCGTCGTGCTCAATGGCCGCCTGACGCGGGTCGAGGATAAGCTCGACAGATTTCTGGCTGGAGCAAGAAGATGAGCAACATCCAACTCTGGATCGCCGTCGGGCTGCCGATCATCGCCGTGCTGACCGCACTGGTGATCAGCCTGTTTCAGATCTCAGGCATTCGCGAAGATATCCGCGAGATTCGCGGCGACATCAAACTTCTGACCGGCAAGGTCTACGAGATGATGGGGCAGAAGCCGTGAATATGTTTATCGTCATTCCCGCTGGCGCGGCTCTCTGGGTCCTGGTAAGCGGTATCGGTGACCTACCAGCCAACGAGCCGTTCTTTTCAAGCGTCGGCAAATTCCTTTTGCATGAGTTTCCTGGACTGACCGCCCGGCTTACGGGCTTCCTCGCCCTGGTCTGGTTCGGGACTTATGGTCTGTACCTCGTCCTCCACGGACTCGAAATTCTCTTCCCTATCCTGGCTGCGCACCACCCGCTTTAGCGCGGCGGGTTGGGCCGGTTGTAGTAAGCCTGGCTGAACGGGTCCCAGGTGGGCTCGGGCTTGGGCACTGCGGGCACCAGGCTGTCCTTGTCCGGCGACAGCTTCATGCCCTCGGGCGCGATGTGCTTGGCGGCCTGCCCGGCGACTATGGTCTGGATGATCTCCTTCCACTGACGCTCGTTCGCGGGCGACATATCTAACCCCGCCGCCTCGGCCATGCGCTCCATGCCGAGCAGCTCGACGGTCTTGCGCAGAGTGGGCACCACGATGGTCTGGCCGACGAAGGGTACAGGCGTCAGCTCCTTCGCCGCCACTCCGATACCACGCAGAGTCTTGGCGGTGGGGCTTAGGTTCTTGTTGATCAGCTCCCGCCCGGTGTAGTCCTGGTTGCTCGCCATGCGCGGCGCGGCGCGAAACCCAAAAGCCATCTTGTTGGCCATAAAACGCAAAGTGCCGACGGGGGCGCCATAGTCGTGGATATCCGTGCCCAGGGTCACGGCGTCGCCGGGCGCGCCTTTGAAGAACACGTTTTGGTAGATCTTGCGCCCCATCGAGTCTTCGCCCATGTAGACCTCAAACGGCCGGTCGGAGAACTGGTGGGTGTACATCAAGCTGGCCGCCTGCGTCGAGGCCAGGCCGTAGGCCGTCGCCTTGAGCCAGAAGGCGCGCTGCGCTCGCGCGGCCGGCGAACCGGCGAAGCGCTCGCGCATGGCTTGGGCGCCCGTGTAGCCGGCCTGGCGCGGGTCCCACATATTTTTGACGCTCTGCACGTTGCTGTAGAGCCAGTCGGGGGCGAGAAACAGAAGGCGCGCGGTCTCCACGCTAGAGCGGTTCCAACCCAGGTTTTCCCAGTGCAGGCCGCCGTAGGTGGAGTTGACCTGGTGAGCGATGGAGCGCAGCGCCTGGGTGCGCTCGAAGGGCGTGGCGTTGGGGTTTTTGGCGAGCCAGGCGTCGCGCTTCATGGCGTAATCGGCGACCTTGTACTGGCGCTGCACGCGGTCGAAGGTGAGCTTGGTGATGCCCTCGGCGAGCTGGTTGACCTGGCGCGGGCCGGGCACCTTGTTGATGATGTCGGTCCAGCTCGGCGTGGCGCTGGGGCGCAGGTTCTTGAAGGCCTCGTAAGTCTCGCCCTGCACCGAGGTGGTGCCGCCGTGCTTGATGAACTCCCGCTCGTCGGCCAGCGCCGTCGGGCTCCAATCGTTCCTGATGGCTTTGAGGAGCACCTGGGGAGCGCGGAAACCTGTGTTGGCGATGGCCATGTGGGTCTCCGCACCCAGGTGGAAGAGAGAGACCGACAGCTCGATGGCCTTGCTCTTGCGTTGCAGGTCGCGGATCTTCTGGGTAAGCTTGCTCGGGTAGTAGGGATCGGTTACCGGCTTCATAGCCTCGCCGATGAACTGGGGCACGTAGTAGCCGTAGTCGAGGGAATGCGCCACACCCGCCTGGTCGGTGTACGCGCCCGTCTTGTGGAAGAGCCGGGTATGCGGGGCGAGCACGTCCCAACCGCGCCCTATGCTGTCGCGGTTCGCCGCCCACTTGCCGATGCCGAGTTTGCCGAGCTGGTCGGCGAGCAGGCGCGTGGCGCGCGCGGTGGCGAATTTCTTGGCGTGGATGTTGAAGGCGTCGAACGCGTTCATGGTGCGCAGCTCGTTGCCGGCCGCGACCGCATCGAGCATGGTCGGGTAGTAGCGCTCCTGGCCGAACGCGAAGTTCTTGCCGATGTCGCCACTGGCGCGCGACTTGTCGGATAGCGGCAGGTCGCCTTCCTTGAAGAACATGTGCGGCACGTACTCGTGCGGGTCGATGGAGCTATCGAGGAAGCCGCGCGCCCGGCCCTCGGCGAGCGACTGGCTGGCGATGGCGGTGAGCGCCGTGTCGGCGCGCTGCATGGCGGGCGTGGGGTTGAGCGCGCGGTCGATCACCGGCTTGAGGTTGTTCAAAAACTTCTGCGTCTTGGCGAGCTGCGCCGGGTCGGTGGGCATGTTGGCGTGCGTGCCGTTGCGCCAGTCGAGCAGCTCCTGCGGCTTGTTGCGGAAGTCGCGCATCAAAGAGAGCGCTTCCTGGTCGAGCTTGTTGGGCAGGGTTTTGCGCAGCTCGTGGATCTGCTGGTTGACCGACGCCACCCAACTGTCGCGCTCGCTCGTGAAATACTGCAGGAACTGCTTGCCCGCCTCCTTCAATAGGGGCGGCGTGGTCGCCCGTTTGAGCGCGGCGAGCGCCTGCTGGCGCTGATCCCATACCTGTCTCGCCTCCTGCATCTGCGCGGTCACCTTGTCGAAGACCGGCTGCAGGGCGCCGAACAGGCTGCCCATGTAGGTGCTGCCTTGGGCAGTTGCCTCGGGCTCGGCTCCGGCTGGCGGCAGGTCCTCCACGTTCACGCCAGAGGTCGCCTCGGGGAGGGGCGGCGTGGGCGCCTCGGGGGTCGCTGGTGCCTCGGGGGTCGCTGGCGCCTCGGGGGCAGGAGCTTCGGCGGTGGCTTCCGGCTTAGGTGCCTCCGGCGCGGCAGCTTCCGGCGTCGCCGGCTCTTCGCCCAGGCTGGCATCCGAGAACTGGCGCAAGTCCGGTACCTGCACGATCCCCTTCTCGTCGAAGGCCCCCTGCTCGATCTGGTGTTTGATCGCCGCCTTGACCAGGTTGCCGTGCTCGCGCACGGATTTCTCGTCCAGGCCGGTGGCGTCCATCACAAATTTGAGATAACCCGCGTCGTTCTTACTGGGCGTTTTCTGCGCCGTGATGTACGCTGCCTTATCGATGTCGCTGTCGAACTGGGGAGTATAGCGGTCGGGGCCATAGCCGAAGCTGGGCTTGGCCCCACGCAAGTTCTTGGGCAGTTTGGGCAGCTCTTCCGGCTCGGGCGGCGCCATGGCCTCGCGCCCGGCCTTGAGGCGCTCGTTCTCGGCGCGCAGGGCTTCGAGCTGGGCGGCCGTGTCACTCGTTGCAGCAGGCGCTTCATTTGTTGCAGTCGCGGGCTCATTTGTTACAACAGCAGGTTCATTTGTTGCAGCGGGTGCTTCCGTCGTTGCAGCCGCTTCCGTGACAGGTGCAACCGTGCTCTTAGGCACGACGACAATCTTGCTGTTGTCGCCTTCGCCGGTGAGGACCGTGGTCTGGTCCGGCCCCACCGGCTCGCCCGCGAACTGCGCCAGGTGGGGCGCATGCTCGCCCTCGACCACGGCGCCGTCGGCGGTCGTGGCGCGCACCTTGCCTTCGACCGGCGGCTCGGGCGCGGCTGGCTGAGCCGGTGTCGTCTGCTGGCCCGCCGCCGCCTGGGCGCGGGCTTCGAGCACCGGCGCGATCTTGGCCTTGAGCGCGGCCAGACCCTCGACTGAATAGTGCCCCGCGATCAGCCCGGTCAGGTCGCCAGCCAGGCTCGCGTACTCCTTGGGCAGGCCGAGCCGCGCGAGGCCCGCCTCGACCGCCTGTTGCGAGCCGACGCCGGTGGCCAGCGCCGTCGTGGTCACGAGCGGCGCAGCCCCGAACGCGCCCAACATGAGTGGCGTGGCCACTCCCATGGCTCCCGCCGCCACGTCGTGAACGGCCCCGGCCGCCTGGCGCACGGCGGGCTCCTGCTGGGCCAGGTCGGCATAGCCGGTCTGATCGCCACCAGCGAGCTTAGCGAGCGCGCCCACCAGCTTCTTCTTGTCGGGGATGGTGGCCAGGCTTTCCACGCCCTGCGCCCCCTGGCCCACGCCTGCGCCCATGGTATGGATCAGCTTGTCGCCCAATTGGCTCATCAGACCGCCGCTCTCGGGCTGGGGCTGTTGCACCGACTGTTCCCAGGGCACAGGCAATGGCTTGATCGGCGCGGCCCCCGCCGGCAGCGGGCCGAGCTGCTCCATGCCGGGCACCACGCCGGGGATCGAGCCCACGCGCGGCGCCGGGGCGGCCGATTGCTGCGGCGGGGCCATCTCTTCCAGGTCCGAATCCTTGACCGAGGTGTCGTACTGCGGCCCCGAGGCGACCTCTTCCAAGTCGTCGTCTTTGGGGCCGAGCGCGTTCAGGCGCTTCATGCCGCGCGCCACGTAGTTGCGCGTCTCCTTGTAAGGCACGCGCCCGTGCCAGGTGTCGAAGCGGGTCTCCCCCGCGTTATAGGCGGCCAGCACCTTCTGCGGATCGCCCCCGTATTTCTGGTTGAGGTACTGCAGGTAGCGCGTGCCGGCGTCGATGTTCTGCGCCGGGTCGCGCGGGTTGGTGGCGCCGTAGCTTTTGGCGGTGGCGGGCATGAGCTGCATCACGCCCATGGCGCCCTTGGGCGAGCGTGCACTGGGGTCGTAGTTGCTCTCGATCCCGGCCACGGTGTGGACCAGGGCCGGGTCTACGCCGTACTTGCTCGCGGCCTGGTCGAGCAGGGCCGGGATGTCGGGCTCGGGATCATCATTGAACGGCATTTTCTTTGCGGTGCCAGACGTTGCCGTTGGCATCCTTCCACCAGATGTCGCCGGTCACCTTGTTGCGGAGGGGCTGAGAGCCGGCCGGCCGCGTGGCCATCTGCGCCGGGACCAGCGGCACGCCCGGCGTGCCGGGCGCGGCCCACCCGGCGGGAGCTTTTGCCGGGGCTCCCGACCGCTGCGGAGGAGTTCCACCCGGCTGCGTAGGCTGTGGCTGCTGCGGTGCGGGCTGCTGTTGCGGCTGCGGCTGCGTGGCCTGCGGCTGCTTCGGCGCCGAAGTGGGCGCGGGCTTGAGCGCCGGGTTCTTGGCCATACCCTCGGCGGTGGGCTGGAAGTGCCGCCCGATCAGGGCGTTACTTACGTCCTTGGGCACGATGGCGGCGCGGATACGGTTATGCACGCGCTCACGCTCGGCATCGCCGTTCGGGTTGGCGACGCCAAAGTGCGGATGATCTTTGTAGAGATCCGGGTCCATGACGTGCTCGGCGGCGCGCTCCTTGGCGACCTGATAGAGCTGGGAAGGGGTCTTGATGTCGTTGCCGGCCGCATCCTTCACCGGCCATCCGTTGGCATCGTAGTAAGTGTTGCCTACTTTGGCGACCTTGCCCAGCTCGTCGGTGATCATGGACAGGCCTGCCGTGCGCCGGTCGGCGTCGGTCCATTTGCGCTCGCCGCCGGGAGCAGCCGCCTTGTCGTCCACGCGCCGCTGGTGGGCGAGGGTCGCCGCCGCCACGCGCTGCTGGTTCTCGACGTTGTTTTTGTAGTCGAACAGGGCGCGCGCCACCTGGTCGCGATGGTCCTCTTTGACGGCCGCGAGGTCGGTGTCGAAGCTAGTCTTGTTGTCGAGGAAGTTCTGGCTGGCATTCACCACCTTCGGATCGTCGTCACTGAGCCCGGCGAGCGCGGCTTCGAGGTTCATGTGCTTCTGCCCGGCGGCGATGCTCTGCTTGGTGACCTGGTCTTGGACCTGGGTCTGGGCCTTCTGATAGCCATCGGCTTTCTTCTGGATGGTGTCGGTCACTTTATAGAGGTGCTGCAGGTTGGCGTTGCGCTCGGCCTGCTTCTGGCGCTCGGCGGTATTCATGATCGAGGCCGTCTCCGCGCCCACGCGCTGCTTGTAGGTCGCGAGCTTCTCGGCCAGCGAGGCCTGGGTGCGCAGCCGGGCTAGCTCCAACTGGCGCATCTGCTCCTTCTGCTGGTCGGCCCAGGAGAGCGTGCCCACGGCGGCCTGGCCGGCGGCCTGGCCGAAGTAGTGCGACGGGCTCGCCGCCAGACGCGCGCCCCACTCGATCAGGGCGCGCTGCCAGGTTGGCTTCGCCTTCAGCGCCTGGTCGTGCAGGTATTGGGACTGCTGGTCGTAGGCGCTGGTATCGGGGGCGCCGCCTGAAAGCCGCTCAGCCAGGTCGGTGTATTTGGCGACGTTCTCGGGCGAGGTCACATCCTCGGGCTTTTGAGCAACCAGGCCCTCGTAGCGGTCCTTTTCCTCCAGCTCGCTCGATACGTCGGGCGCCTGCGGCACGGCCGGCAGGGGCAGGTTGCGGCCGTAGACATCCTGGCCGCCCGCGCCAGGGGCGAAGGGCTGCATGGGCTGGAAGCGCGGATCGCTGTAGCGCACGGCGGGCACATTCTTGACCGAGTAGAGCTGGGCGAGCGCCTGGTCACGCGTGGGATTGCGCCGCATCGGCAGGTTGGCCAGATCCACATTGGCTAGATCCGCGTTGGCGCTGTCGCCGTCGTTACCGTCATTGCCGTCACTGCCGTCGCTGCCGTCGTCCGCATAGTCCTCGTCATCGTCGCCGACCGGGCCGCCGCGCGCCATCCGCCCCGGCATCCGTAGCTGGGCCGGAGGAGTGCCGGGCGCGGGGGAGCCCAGGCCGCCCGAGCCGCCGCCGGTGAGATTGACCGGCGGCATGCCGGGAGGCGTCGCCTGCGTGGGCACGGACCCCGGAGGAAGGCCGTGTGCTGGCGGCATGCGCGCTTGCAGGGAGCGGATCAGGTCCTGCGAGACCGAGGACTGCGGAGCCTGGGCCTGCGCGGCCCCCGAGCGCAGTTTCTGGCGGCGCGCAATCTCGGCAACCACGAGATAGGGCGGCACGACTCCGCTCGGGTTCTGCGCCTGCATGCCCAGCCACTGGTCGGGCATCTCTTTGAGATCGTTGGCGACCTGAATCAAGTCGGGCATCGGGCTTCCTTACGCGGCCTTTTGAAACGCGGTCAGGCCGCTGGTGTAATTGGGGCGCTTGGGGCGCGGGGTCTTGAGGCCGCCGTCGATGGCCATCAGGCCGCCCTTCTTCGCGCCCCCGGCGAAGGCGCCCAAGCCGGCCGCCGCGCCGCCCACGATCATGTTGAAGACGTTGGGGCCGGGGGTGTTCTGGTACTGCACGCCCTGCTGGCTCGACTGCGTGCCGCCCTGCGCGGGCAGCTTGGTCGCGAGGTTGGCCAGCCAGTCGATGGACTGGTAGGGGAAGTTCTGCTGATACTGCCAGTATTGGTAGGCGCGGTTGGCGGCATCCTGGTCGTAGCCCTGCTGCATGCCCGCCGCCTGGCCCATCGCACCCGTGGCCGCCAGGTCGTTGCCGAAGCCCTGCTGCTGCCAGTTGCCGTAGAGCTGGTTCTGGTTACCCATGAAGTTCAGGTAGTTCAGGTTCATGCCCTGCTGCGCCTGCTGCGCCTGGTTCTGGGCGACCTGCGACTGCAGGTTGAGCCCGGCGCCGTACTGGTTGGCCTGCGACTGCATATTCTGCGCGTTCAGGCCCAGGTTCTGGGTCTGCATGCCGCTCTGCAGGTTGCCCTGGTACTGCGTGCCGAGCGCGCCGTACATGCGCTGGAGCTGCGCCTGCTGCGCCTGCTGGTTGGCGAGCTGGGCCTGCATCTGTTGCCCCGCGTTAAAAGTCGAGCCCTGGAAGCCCAGGTTAGTGGCGTTCAAACCGGCCTGCAGGTTGGCCTGCTGGTTGAGTTGCTGCGCCTGCAGGTTCTGCGTGTTGTTGAACTCGCCGGTGTTGATACCCGCCTGCTGGTTGGCGAGCTGCTGGTTGTAGGCCATCTGCTGGTTCGAAATCTGCGCCTGCTGGCCGAGCGTGGCGCCGAGCTGCTGCGTGCCCAAAAGCGCCTGCAGGTTCTGGCCGCCCACGGTGAGCCCGGCCTGCTGGTTGGCGAGCGCCGCCTGCAGGTAGCTACTGGTGCCCAGGCCCTGGGTCGCGAGCGCGGCCTGCTGGTTGGCGAGCGCGGTCTGCATCTGCGCCTGCTGGTTGGCGAGGCCCGCCTGCATCCCGGTCTGCACGTTGAACTGCTGGCCCTGCAGGCCCAAGCCCTGCTCGGTATTGAACTGCTGCGTACCCTGCTGGTAGGCGCCCTGCAGGCCCTGCGCCTCGATGTTCTGCAGTTGCAGGTTCTTGTTGCGTTCGGCTTCCGCATCCTGCACCGCCTGGCGCGTGCCGCCGAACGCGCCCGCCTGCGCCGCCTGGGCGTGCTGCTGGGTCTGCTGCGCCGCATAGTCGGCGTTGACGTTGGCCTTCTGCGCGTCGAGCACCTGCTGCGTGTAGGGCGACATGTACTGCTGCGCGGTGCCGGGCGCGGTCCACGATTGCGTGCCCACGGTGCCGGTCTGTACCGCCAGGGGCGCCGCCGCGATCTGGTAGCTCGACAGGCCGCCCGGCGCCTGTACCTGCTGCGGCCCGGCCATCTGGTAGTTCTGCAGGTTGGGGCCGGTGATCTGCGGCAGCCCCGAGATGCGGTCGTAGCTCACGCCCTGCGGGGCCTGCACCTGCTGCACCTGGGTCTGGTAGTCGCTGGCACTGCCGCCCACGCCCGTGCCCGGCTGCACCTGCATGCCGGGGCCGCCGCCGTTATAGCCGGCGAAGGGATCGGTCATCTGAAAACCGGGGACCTGGAACTGCTGCGGGGTGTAGTTGGGATTGAAGTTGATGGTGTTGGGGTTCGTGATCCCGGCCGAGGCCTGCTGCGCGAAGGCGTTGGCGTTGCCCATCACGCCCGAGAAGTTGGGCTGGCCGCTCGCCAGGCCGCCCGCCTGCGAGAGGTAGGCCAGCATGGCCGGCGACATGGGCGCGGTCAACCCGGCGCCGCCGCCCGGATACTGCGGCGTGTCGAGGAAGTTGCCGCCCGGCCAGATCAGGCCGGTGCCCGCCCCCATGATCCCGCCCCAGTATTGCTGCTGCTGCGTGCTCGGGATATTCTGCGAAGTCGAATTACTGTTGCTGGTAGTGGTGGTGGTCGGCACTGCCGGTCTCCTCGTTAGCCCACGTAACAGGCAGACCGTAGTGGTGGCGGCGATACGTCCGCAGCCAGCCCATACGGCCAGTGACATTCATACGCGTGCAGCCGCTCGCTTGCGCGAACTGGCCGAGGTTGTGCGCGGCGGATTCCGCCCACGTTTCCACATGGCGGCCGACCAGGAGATCCACCTTGAGGAGTTTCCCCGTCGGCGTGGCCACAATTGTTGTCACGATAACACTGGAGAGGCGCGAGGGGAATAGGGGGTCGGGAGAGACCCATACGTCCTTGGTCCCGGCGAGCAGGGCGCAACGCAGGTTGGCAAGCGCCACGCCCTGGCGCGGATGGTTTTTCTTGAGCTGGAAGGCGGCCTCGACCTCGGGCCAGTGGAAATGAACCGCCCAGCGGTCGAGCCGGGACACGGTCGTCGAAGGAAGGGTGCGCGCTGCCATCCGTCCTTCAGAGTACCGCCAGGAGCCAGCCGCCGCTAACACCCCATGACGAGAGAAAACGGCGGCCGGCGTAGGTTCGACCCTACGGCTTCAGTGTAACATGCGCGAATTACAAGAATTACTCGAAATACTTAGCTAACTCCTTACTCCCGGCTATGTTACCCCTGGGATACGGTGCCCAAATCGAAGCCCAGCCCGCAGGAGGAGATCGAGTTTTTCGAGAAGTATTTCCGTCACCTGGCGCCGCGCGAGCAGGCGGCCACGCGCCGCGCCATGGCGCAGCTTTTAGGCGACCCGGAGGGCATCGACAACGTGGAGGAGGCGCGCGAGCGCTTCCTGCCTTTTGTGCGCCACGTCTGGCCCGAGTTCATCGCCGGGCGGCACCACCAGGTGATGGCCGAGACCTTCGAGCGGATCGCGCGCGGCATGCTCAAGCGCGTGATCATCAACATGGCGCCGCGCCATACGAAAAGCGAGTTCACGAGCTACCTGCTGCCCGCCTGGTTCTTGGGCAAGCACCCCCGGACCAAGATCCTCGAAGGCTCGCACAAGGTGGAACTGAGCGCGGGCTTCGGCCGCAAGATGCGCAACCTGATTGCGTCAGAGCGCTACCAGGAGGTCTTTCCCGGCGTCACGCTTTCGAAGGACAGTAAGGCGACCCATCGCTGGGCGACCCAGCAGGGCGGCGAGTTCTTCGCCATCGGCACCACCGGCGGCGCGGCCGGGCGCGGCGGCGACCTGGTGATCATCGACGACCCGCACAGTGAGCAGGACGTGCTCAAGAACGCCAACGCCAATTTCGACAAGGTGTGGAACTGGTATCTGGCCGGGCCGCGCCAGCGCCTGCAGCCCAGTGCCGCCATCCTCATTGTCATGACCCGGTGGGGTGAACGCGATTTGACCGGGATGCTCCTGCAGCAGGCGATTGAGGAGGAGGATGGCGAGCAGTGGGAGGTGATCGAGCTACCCGCTATTCTACCCTCGGGGGAAAGCCTGTGGCCGGAGTACTGGCCGATTGAGGAGCTGGAACGCACGCGCGCCACGCTCCCGATCTCGCGCTGGGAGGCGCAGTACCAGCAGCACCCGACGAGCGAGGAGGGCGCCCTCATCAAGCGCGAGTGGTGGCAGGACTGGCGCGAGAGCAACCCGCCCGCCTGCGAGTTCATCGTGCAGAGCTGGGACACGGCCTTTAGCGAAAAGGCGGTAAGCAATCGCAGCGCCTGCATCACCTGGGGCCTCTTTCGCTACCGCAACGCGGGCGACCCGCCGCGCATCGTGACCGGCATCATGCTGCTCGACGCCTGGGCCGGCCGCCTCAACTTTCCCGAGCTGAAGCAACAGGCGCGCCGCCTCTACGAGCAGTGGACGCCCGACTGCCTGCTGGTCGAGGGGCGCGCCACCGGCAAACCCCTGCAGCAGGAGCTGTGGAAGATGGGTATCCCGGTCAGTGACACGGTGCCGGTGCGCGGCTCGGACAAAATCGTCCGCACCAACGCGGTCGCCGACCTGTTCAGTACGGGCACCGTGTGGGCGCCGCTCGGCCGGCGCTGGGTCGAAGAGGTGCGCGAGGAGATGGCCTGCTTCCCGAACGGCAACGCCGACGACCTGCACGATGCCGCCGTCCACGGCCTCCTGCGCCTGCGCCAGGGCGGCCTGATCCGCATTGCGTCGGACGAAAGCGAGGAGCAGGACCACGAGCCGCGCGCGGCCAGAGCCTACTACTAACCCCGGTTCACCCGGCCCAAGCGCTGCTCGACGTAGATCTTGCGGCCCTCCTCATCACGCAGGCTGCCGTCGGGGTCGATAGCGAGCGCCATGCGCAGGTCACGGTTATCCATCCTGCCGAACAGGAAGCCGGCAAAGCGCCCGCTCTGTTCGAGGAAATCCGCCGTGCCGGTGCCGGCGATCAGGATGGTCGCGCCGTTCATGGCGTCCGCGAGCGAGCTGTAGATGCCTTCGAATTGCGCCTGGCGCTTGGCCGTCACGCGCGACTTGGGGCAGTTGAGCACCACACGGTCGCCGGGCTGCAAGTCGGTCACGGGGATCGGCATTCAGGTTCTGCCTTCGTCGCGCACGGTTCTCACGTACGCGCACTCCCGCCAGTCCACCGGCAGGCCCTCGATCTCCATGTAGCAGGGCGCGTGGCGATTGATCAGGAGCGCGCACTGATTGCCAGTGGTCGCAATCAGGAGGAAGGGCAATGCCGCGTCCGGCAGGCGCGAGCGGTGCATGTGATAGCCGTAGAAAGGGCAATTATTGCTCATACCTTGGGCGGCCCCTGCATCGCCTTGACCATCTCGGCTTTGGCGCGCGCCATCTGCTCGGGGTCGCGCGGATCGTCAAGCATGATGATGGCGGTGGCGTAGCGCCGCAGGCGATCCGGCACCCAGTAATTGGACGGGACGATCATGATCAGGGGTTTATCCATCAACATGGCCGCGCCCACCTGCAAGGCAAGGATCGCATTGACGCCGGTCTTGTCCATGATAGCCACGCACCACCGGCTTTGGCTGAGCCGTTCCAGGTTGTCGGCTTGGCCTTCGAAGAATTGCTGGAGTTCGGCTTCGTCGGCGTCCGAAAACATCTGCATTCTCATGCGGGTTCGCCTTTCTCGATCTCGTAGTGGCCGCCGTTCATGACCTCGATCCACGGGCCGACCGGCTGGTTCTCGACGGCCTCGCGGCGCAGCAGCATGACGATCCTGCCATCGCGCTTATCGATCTGCAGCGGATAGCGCGCAAAGTGCGGTTTGTCGTCGAAGGCGACCGCAATCGAGCGCTGATTCGCGGAACAGATCAGGACCTCGGCGAGCGCGAAGCGATCCTCGCCGTGGACCGAGACCTTGACCTGGTCGCCTGCGGCTATCGGCATTTGGACTCCTGAAAGCGGACCAGGCCCTTCAATTCGGCGACCCATAGCGGCAAGGTTTGCTCCCGGTCCCGGTTGTAGAATCCCCGGCAAACGGCGCTGGTTTTGGTGCCGATAGTGTCGTGGCAAACGATGCACGTCTGTTCTTCGATGGCTCCGCGCCGCATCTCTTCGAGCCTTGCCAGCGGGATGACTTCCTGATCCGGCCGGAAGATGCACGTCTTGCACTGGCGCGCCATCACGTAGATGTGGCCGTCGCGGAACACGTTGAAGCGGCGGCGGCTCACCGCAGCTCCACAAAGGGCACCAGGTAGAGCCGGTGCCCATAGTGTTTGGCCGTGAACATCGCGCAGCCCGGCTGGTGAATCCAATAGAACTCGTCGCACGACCGGCAATAGTCCATGGCGGTGTGGTGACCGCAACAGCCGCACGCACCGTGCAGGTGGGCAAGCTGGATCAGTTCTTGAACGGCGGCGTTATCGAGCAGAGGCATTTATTCTCCCGCCTTGGTCTCGGCGGCTACTCCGGCCGCGATGAATTTGTACAGCCGGATCTTCTTGCCGGAGCGCGCGGCTTGCTCTTCCATCTGGGGGAGCAGCTTGGCCAGGCGGTCGAGATGGTAGTCCATGGCGGCGAGCGGGACCAGCCCCGCCGGCACCAGGCCCTGCTTGAGTCCGATACGGCCCGAGCCGGCCTCATCCTCGCCGATCCAGGCGTAGAGCGCAAGCGGCATCATCTCTCCCTCCCGTGTTTGCGCCGGTGCTGCGCCATATTGCCCGCGCCCCGGCAGGTGAACGCGCAGGCGGTGCCATCAGCGAGCAGAAGGCCGCACGGCCCCTGCCAGGAGCGGTTCATGCGCTTGATAGTCTTCTGGCCGTTCTTGCGCGCCGCCTCCTGCGCCGCCGCCGTCACAAAAAGCGGAGGCTTACCTGGAATCGTGTAGTGACCGTGGATCACGACTTGGCCTCCTGCGGGCTGCACACCGGGCAAAAGCGAATCTCGGCGTCGTCGCTCAGCTTGATCAGTTTCCCGCCGTCACACCACGGGCAGACCTCATCGGCCTTGAGCAGCGGAACCACGTAGCTCGGCGTCTCGGCGGCCTCGAAATAGAACGGCACGTTGTGGCCAAGGCGCGGCCCCAGGATCTGCACGCCCTCGCGCGTGCCGTAGATGGTCGCCACCGGCTCGCCGTTGCGCCATACCTCGACGATGGTCTCCCCGGCGCGGTCGGGGCGGTGATGCGGCCGGGCGCGCAGGCGCAGCTCGCTGCGTTCGCTCATGACAACTCCCTCCACGCCGTCTTCCAATCCTGAATAGCGCTGCGCCAGGCTTCGCCCAGCGCGCGCAGGGCAAAGCGCAGCACGTTCGCGGGCTGCGCCACCTCGCGGATCATGCGCGCGTGCTGGCGCTCGGCTTCGGTCCAGGTTGAGCAGCGGTCGCACTCCCAGCCGCGCTCGCCGCTCCAGAAGACCATGGTCTCAAACAGGATCGGCGGCCCCTCGCGGTCGAAGTTGTAATCGATGCCGAGAAAGATCGTGCTCACCTCGCAGAGATCAAGCACACTGGTGAGCGCCACGCGCCGGTCGCTGTGCTCGAAAGTCCGCGCCCAGGTGAGCAGATCCGGCTCGGGCACGGGCGTCTGGCCGATCAGGACGTAGTTCAGCAGGCTCATGCGATCCGCACCTCGGCCTCGCGCGGCGGGGCCTGCTTGCCCTTGGTGCCGCGCACCACGGCCGGCGTCCAGACGAGCTGCTTGTATTTGCCGAACAGGCCGCGCCCCTCGCGGTAGTCGCGGAAGTGGCCCCGGCAGATGTGCAGGGCTTTGGCCACGCCCACCTGGTCGCTTTTGCCCTCGTGGCGCAGGATCTGTTTCAGCGGCTCGATGATCAGGGTCTTATAGCGCGTCGGCCAGCGCCCGGTCTTGGCGTGCTGCTTCTTGGCCAGGGCCTTGGGCACCTGGTTCTCCTCGATGACCACATTCTTGCAATGGAGGAACGAGACCGCGAGTAACGTGGGATGGAAGAAAGTCATCAGGCCTTTCATCACCTCGGCGTCCTCATTGCGGGCGAAGCCCTGCATCCAGGGCCGGTCCAAACAACGGCCGTCGGCGTCCACGCAGAAGAACACGCTGCCATGCGGGCCGGTCGGGTGGTCGCCCTTGCTCATCCCATACTCGATGAACAGCTCGCACCACAAGACCCACTTAGTGCCCGGCGGCAGCTCGCCCTCACCCGTGACGAGCGCCGGATCAAGCGCGTGGATCAAGGTGCCCAGCTTGCCGTTACAGCCGATCAGCCGGGCGATGTCGGTGTCGCCTTTTTCCTTGGAATGAATGCGCGTGGCCAGGCGGTGCTCGGCCCAGAAGGCGGGCCAGGGCGGCGCCAGGTTGGGGAAGTCGTGCTTGAGGTCCCAGCGTTCCTGGTCACTGCCGAAATAGTAATAGTCGCTGACGTTGTCAATCAGTAAGACCGGCAGCTCCGGGTTCTCGATCAGGGGCATCAGGTTCTGCACCTGCTTGGCCCAGGCGCTCTCATACTCGGGCGCGATCCAGACCGGCATCTGGAAGGCGCGGTCCTTGCGGAGAGTGTCGATCAACCTCATGCCGCGCTGGCTCCCTTGGCCGCCTTGACCAAGGTCAAACCGTAGGCCGTGGGATCGAACCAATGCGTCAGAGGCGCGCTGAAGTTTTTGCGCGAGATCTCGGCGGTCAGAAAGTCGTCGTGCGCGCGGCGGCCCTTGGTCGTGATGTGAAAGCCCCGGCCCGGACGGTAGACGACATACTCGCGCTTCAGCATCGAACCGAAGGGGCGCTGGTCGAACTTCTGGGCCTCTTCGATAGTCATGTGGAAGGTGTTGGGCTGGTCGGCAAAGGTCGCGAGCATGTTGTATTGCAGGGAGGATAACTGGATCGTCATAGGGTAGCTACTCCATTTACCTTAGCCTGATGCGGGACACGCATCGCGGCTTGCCGGGCGCTTTTCTGAGCCTTCGTCATGTTGCCCCAACGCTTGAGCTGCGCCTGGCGCATCGTCTCCAGCCATTCGGCATGCTTCGGACTGCGCTTGTCGCGCGGGTGGAGCTTCAGGCGCTCGGAAAGCGTGAGCTTGTTGTCGAGCGCCATCTTGACGGTCGGCTGTCGCTTGGTCTTGGCCCAGCGCGCTTTCTGCGCGGCGCTGATGACTTCGCGGCCCTCGGGACTGGCGTGGCGTTTCTTCTTACGGCTTGTGCGCATGCTTAAGCGCCGCTTGACCTCAATCGAGCGCTCCTCGGGCGACATCTTGTCCCAGTAATTATTTTTGGCATAGCCCTTGCGCTGCTTCTTGACGGGCGCCGGTTCTAGCGCCGCCATCGGTCGCTCGATGCGCAGGGGCAGGGAAGCCCCACCGGCGCGCCGCTCTAGCGCGGCGAGCTTGAGGCGCTGCTCAGCCAGTTCGGTCTGGACCCAGGCTTCGGTGCTTTCGAGCCCCTGGATCGACTGGCGCAGACCCAATAAGTAAATCTGTTCGTCTTTGGTCACGCGAGAATATCTCCTCTTTGCAATTCTTGAATTTAAAATAAACCGAACTATATGCCTATTGCTTGCATCTTAGCAATCTGTTTGAGGACAATGCCCTTTAAAATGCGTTGCGATTCGCACGCTATTTGGCATTTAATTCTTTCGAGCCAGTGCGGCGCAGAACGGTGCGTCCGCGCGGCTCGGGTTTGTGGAAGGGGCAGCCGGGGCGATGACCGAAGCTGGTCCCGTTCTTGCCGGCGCGCGCCTCGGCCCGCTTCAAGGTCATCTTGCCGCAGGGACAACGCTCTTTGTCCTTGTGCCGGCGCGTACTGAGCTTCTGGACCTTCATCATGAAGGCGCGGCGCTCGGCGGGCGTCTTGTCCTTCCAGCGCAGCTTGCCCAGGGCCACGGCGGCGGCGTTCTTCTCTTCGGGCTTGTTTTCACTCACTGGCGTTTCCTTTCTCGGCAATTACTTCGCCTCCACCTTGACCAGGGCCTTGAGAACGTCCTCGGTGTATTCGATGTCGCCCTCCCAGAACTGAATCAGCACATCCCGGTTCTGATCGACCCACTTGGTCAGCCTGGCTAGATCCGTCGCGGACAAGTCTCCGTGGAGGACCCTGATTTCCGGCCGGATGGCTACGACCACCCATTCTTCCGGCAAGGTCTTGGGGCTGGGTGAAACCTTTACCCGCACGTCGTGCCTGGCGTTGCCACGGGGCGAAATCCACACCACAAAAGGCAGCCCGGTCAGTCGCGGTGACAGGTTCGACATAAGAAACAGATCCTCTTCCGTCTTGAGCATTCGGTGTTGACTCCTTTTGCTTCTGTCTCCAATTTAACAAATCCGCTTGTTGTTGTCAAGGACGGTCGCCTTTCTGTTCCTTCACCCACTCCATCAGCGACTCGGCGTCGCAGGTGTCGATGATGTCGTCCAGGCCGTCCAGATCGCCCTTGCCGATATACAACTCAATCACGCGCAGAGCGTTATCCAGCGTGCAGCGCGCGGTGATGGCCTTGTCGATCAGCCCTTGCAGGCCCAGCAGGTCGCCGCCTTCCAGGCAGAGTTGGCACTCGTACCGCTGCCTTTTCTCTGAGAAAGCGATCACCGTGGTGACATGCGGCGGGTCCTGGTGCGGCTTGTCGTGCTCCGCGCCGCAGCACTGGCAGTAGGTCCCGGCAATCAGCCTGGTTTTCGGTTTGGTTCTGGTCATGGGGTACTGGGATTCCTTGGGTCCCGACGCCTCACGGCGTTTCGCTAGACTTTCACTAGCTCGTCAGGGGGTTAGGGTTATTCCTCCTCCTCGCTGGCAATCTGGAGAGTTGAGTGCAGGACGCTGCACTCGTTGCAGAACAGGGAAAGCGCCCCATGGACCGCGCAGTAAAAGGCGCGCAGACCGGCCTCCGGGTGGCATTCGCTCATCATCTCCACGGGATGAGGATCGTCGGGATGGTCCGGGCATTGCAGCTCCTCGTCGAGCACCTCGCGCACTACGGGCAGGGCGGTCTCCAGCGGGTTGGCGCACAAGGGGCAGTTGGCATCGTTGAGTTTGCCCTGGGCGTCGATCCTGGCCTCGACCTTCATCTCATCCGCCGAGAATGCGCTGACGATCTCGATCACCGTAACCGGATTGATCTGGTAACTGCGGGCGACCTCGACAATGCCCTGGGCGATCTGCGGGCTATTCGCAATCGCCTGCGCGATTGCCTCGCGGTCGGTCGCGTCGCGCCCGGCCTCGCTCAACTCGCGTGAGATCCGCTTCACATTGGCGGCCATCTTCAACGCTATCGCGCGTGCGATGGCCGCAATTCTTTCTTCCGGCTCGCCGTACTTCTCCGCGAGCGCTTTGACTTTGGCTTCATCTAACACAGTCATGGGGTACTGGGATTCCTTTCTCTCCCGACGCCGTCGCTTCCCAGCGGGGCGTTTCGCCGGACTCTCACCGGCTCGTCAGGGGGATATGGCCTTTCTCCTTGGCGCGACGCTCGATCAGATGCTCGATGCCGTCGGCCAACTGCGCCACGCGGTTGGCCTCGCGCACGATCTCGGCTGGATCGACCGCGCCGGGGCGCGCGTCCTGGTAGGCGAAGTCGGTCCAGATCTTCAGGCGGCCCACGGCCTCGTCCAGGCGCCGCACCTGGGAGCGGATCAGCTTCTCGGTGGTGGTCATGAGGCAACTCCCTTGCGTTTCTCGAAGTCCGGGGCGGTAGAGTTCTCCGGCGGGCAACCCTCGTTCCACTCCTGCTCGACTTCGCCCATGCCCAGGTTGTAGACGATGGCCCCGCTGGCCAGGAGCGCATAGAACGTGCGCTCCACGCTCCACAGGGCAGTGAGCGCGTTCTTCAGGCTCCGGCCCTCGTAAATGGGGTACTGCGGATGACGGTCGTCCGTCACCCGCACGTAGTATTTCTTCATGCGGCCTCCTTGCGGCGTTTCAGGTTGGGGTTCTTGAGCGCGATCTCGGTGCCGAACTCGCAGCCGATGCCCCGGCGATACCACTCGGGCTTGGTCACGTCCTTAGCGGCTTTCTTGTTCTGCTGGCGCAGCCACGCGGGCGGCTTGGTGGCGAACGTCATCACGCCCAGGTAGCCCTCGCTCTCGAAGTAGCCCTGGACGAAAGCCCAGCCGATGCCGTTCATGGTGATGTAGATGCGGTCGCCTACCTTGGGCAACGGGAAGTCGCCGCTCCACTTGAGCAGATTGCCGTCGTCCTCGCGGTAGGTGGGGAAGACCGCGTCGTCGAGCTTGCGCGGCTTACTCATCTCGCCGGTCGCTACCGGCTCGGGAATAAAGAAGCGCTCCTTCATGCGTGGACGACCTCCCAGGCACTGAAGCCCGTCACAAAGCGGCTGGTCACTTCGAGCACGTAGGCGGCCTGGCCATCGGCGGCCGTCTGCCGCGCGAAGGTGATGGCCTCGGCTTCGGTGTCGAAGGCCGAACGCTTCACGTTCTGGTCAACGACGACGTAGGTAATGGTTGTCATGGGGTTGGGATTCCTTTGGGTCCCGACGCCTCGCGGCGTTTCGCCCGACTTGCACGGGCTCGTCAGGGGGTTATCGGTCCCGGTGCTGTTCCTCCCCGTCGCGGGTCGCGCAATCGTTCCAGGGCCGACCGCACTCGCAGATCTCGGGATTCTCGGGCTCGACCTCAATGACCTCGGCGGTGTAGCAGCCCTCGCCGCCACGGTCCTCCACATCCTCAGAGGTCAGCCCAAGGTCTTCCAGATTGCGCTCCTCGGCCCAGTGATCCGCGAAGGCCTGCGCCTCGGCCTCGGTATCGAATGCCTGTGGGAAAGTGCCGCAAGCCTCGCTTCCGTTGTCCCAGTTCACGTAGTACGGCATCAGAGTAATCCCTTCCGGCCTTCCGGCGAATTCGCATAGGCGTCGTCGCCCGACTCCAGGCGCTGCGCCTCGGTGTCGAGGTTCTTCAGCATCTGGCTCATGGCCTCGCGCAGCCGCTCGATGGCCTCCACCGTAGTGGCGCTATTGGCGGCGATGGTCAGGGGCGCGAACCAGCGCTGTACCTCGCGCATCAGCTCGGCGCGGTCACTGCGCCCGTCGAACATGCGTAGCGCGGCGCCCTGGATGCCGGCCTCGCGCAGCATCGTCTTGAACATGTGCTCGTAGTTGGGGGTGATGGTGATGTGTTCCATGGCTAGTTCACCGCCTTCTTCTGGCCCAGGCCCTTGCGGATGATCTCTTTGGGCGCGGCGTGGCGCGGGTAGTTGAGGCTGCCCATGCCGTCCACCGTGGTCATGTTGTGCGCGATGTAGGCCAGATACTCCTTGGGGCGGTAGCTCAGCTTCAGGGCCTCGGCCAGCGTGTCGCCCTTGGCCCAGCAGCCGTTCGAGCCAATGACCAGGATCTTCAGGTCTGTGATCTTCATGGGGTGTTACTCCTTGGGATGATTCCCGACGCGCCGTCTCTCGACGGGGCGTTTCGCCCGACTCTCACGGGCTCGTCAGGGGGTTAGTCGCCCAGGTACACGGGCTGGTAGTTTTCGAGCGAGTCCACCCAGACGTGCTTGACGCCTTCCTCGGCAGCCATGGCGTAGGCTGCGCTCGACGGCGTCCAGTGGACCGTGCCGTCGGTCGAGTAGTAGTCGCCCCAACCAAAGCCGGAGTAATAGAACAGGCCGGGGAAGGGGTTGAGCGTGCGCGCCGGGGTGCGCAGCGTGTCGGTGGCGGAATAGATTTTGTTTTGCGCCATCCTAGTCGCCCTCCTCTAATTGGTGATGGCCCTCGATCACGCCGATCACCTCGTAGGCGACGCCTTCCTTGTAGCGCGGCGGTTTCGCGCTCTGCTCGTCGATGGCTTTCAGCTTGGCGTCGTAGGCCGTGGGCGCTTCCAGGCGGTTCACGTAGGCGAAGTGATCGTCCAGGTACAGACTGATTACGGTGTAGGGTTTCACTTACCTGCCTCCTCTCCCAGCACGCGGCCCGTGACCCGCACGGCGTAGGGGTCGATAGCGCGAATCATGGTGCAGGCATGAAGCGATTCGGACGGCACGCCCAAGGCGCGCACCTTCTCTCCGTCCAGCTTGAGATGGTCGGAGCCCGTGCGGACGGCGTAGCCGCACTCGGTCAGGTGGCCGTAGGCGGTGGCAAAAGCCTCCTCGCGTGTGGCCGCTTCAATCACGAGGACACGCGGATAGGTGTGGGCGTAAGGCGTGTCCTGGTACGTCACTTTCCATTTCGTCATGGGGTTACTCTTTCTCCTGTTCTTTGGCGCAGGCCTCGCAGCCAATGCGCTTGTCGATGTAAAGCTGCTGGGTCTTGACTTCATCCGCCGTGCGCGTCAGCTTGTGGCCGCAGTCGAGCAGAATGCGGTACTCGCGCCCGAAGCGGGTCATGCGAACGATTGTGCTCATCGAAATTCCATTCTAGCAAATGCGCTTTTTGTTGTCAAGCAGGAGGGGTGAAATCCCCTCCGCTCGCGCTTAGTAGCGCGCCGCCAGTCGCGGCACAAAGTGGCCTTCGAGCTTGCCCGTGTCGCGGTTGAGGTGGCGGCGGATACCAAACACGTCGTGCGCGAGGTTGCTGTCATCCGTCGCCAGCAACCGTTCCAGGTCCAGGGCGCAGCCGTTGGCATGGCACGCGGTCAGGTCCATCAGGATGGTTGATTGCGGGTAGTCAACGTGCAGCCGCCGCGCCAGCGCCGCCGCGCGTGCGGTAATCTCGCCGATCAGCGCGTAGTCGCTCGCGCTCACGGTCCAGTTGATCTGAGACTTGTCTGTCATTGGGTTGGGATTCCTTTCAGTCCCGACGCCAACGCCTCCCGGCGTGAGCGTTTCGGCCGACTTGCACGGCCTCATCAGGGGGTTCTACTTGCCGGTGATCGCGGCGCAGGCGTCCTTCACGGCGCTGCCCAAGGCGCGGGTCGAAGACGACGTAATCATGTCGCCTTCTTTGTTGAAGACGGCCATCTTGTTGTCGCGGCGCAGATAGCCCTTGCCGCCCTCGTGATCGAGCGTGACGACGTAATCCGCGCGGTCGCGGTTGTTGGTCACAATCACGGCGGGGCAGCTTGCGCCGAATGTCTTGTAGATCTCGGCGGTCTGCGGTCGCGCTCCACCGGCGCGGCCTACCATCTGCCAGGACGTAGAGTCGGTGATGAAGACGCGTGGCTTATCCTGGGCGGAAAGGCCGGCGACGGCAATCAATGCGGTAAGCGTCAGTTGCTTTGTCATGGGGTTGTTGGGATTCCTTGGTCCCGACGCCTCGCGGCGTTTCGCCCAACTTTCATGGGCTCGTCAGGGGGTTACCAGCTCCAGGCCCACTTCACCAGCAGGGTTGCGCCGACAATTACGGCGGCTAAGAACGCGAGATAGCCTACGGTGACAATGAGGCATCCGCAGCCGTCGTCGGACTGACTCATGCCGCGTCCTTGCCTTTCTCCTCGCGCTCCTGTTCCAGGTTGCGGAGGAAGCCCTTGACGCCGCGCTCGGAACTGTCGATCAGGTCGTAGGCCAGGATCAGGTCGCGGCACACCTCGAAGGCGCGGTCGAGGATGTAGCTGTCGTCGCCCAACTCCCACTTGAGCAGGCCGGACGTGCGGGCGTGGCAAGTATTGTCCCGATCCTCGACGTACTTGCGAACGGTGTGCATCAGGGCGAACGACTCCATGCCCCGGTAGTGATCCTTGGCGAGCACGCGGAAAGCGCCGTCGATAGAGCCGTCGTGATAGCTCGTAATCTCCTCGTAGCGCTTGTCGTGGCGCTTCTCGGGGTTGCTGGTCACCTTGCGCTCACTGCGCGAGTACCAGCGGGTCTTGCCCTCCTTGAATTTCACGCTGAAGGCGAAGTCCAGGTCGGCCTTCGACGGGATGCCGCCCGTGATGGCGTAGCGTGCGTCATTGCGCAGGTCCTGGTCGGTCAGCATGGCCTGGGCAAGCGAGAACAGGTAATCAGCCATGCGCTGAATGGAGATCGGCATGGCGGGAGAATGCGCGGTCATGCCGTCGCCGTAGGTGTCGTAGACGCGCATGTGCTCGTTGACGGCGCAGAAACCGACGCCGTGGAAATTGTTGTCGTAGGTGTAAGCCACCTTGTCCGGCGAAGCGATGCTCGCGAAACGGTGCGTTCGACTCATGGGGTGTTACTCCAGTGGGAAATATCCCGACGCGCCATCTCTCGACGGTGCGTTTCGCCCGACTTGCACGGGCTCATCAGGGGGTTAGGCGCTCGGCACGATCTCGAATTGCTGGCCAGCGGAATTCTCCAGCCGCCCGTTGGGCATCTTCGAGAGCGTGAATCTCGCCCGGAAGCGGGAGTCCGGCGCGCAGTTGTCCAGGTGGATCGCGGCGTCGCTTTCGGCGGTCACGTAGTAGCGCAGGCCCTGGCCGGTGTTGGGCACCGGCGCGTTGGGCGTCACGGTGCGGATGCGGATGATTTTGGTCGGCGTCTTCATGGTTTCTCCGTTGGGTTGTGGGGGCCTTGCGGCCCCCGGTTGGGGTTAGCTCAGGAGCTTGCGCATCTCCTCGGCCAGGGTCCAGAGGGCCTTGTTGAGCTTGGTGTTCTCGCTGATGCCTTCGACCGGGCGGGTGCGCAGTCTACGCCGCGTCTCCGCGTTGCGGCCCCGGATGCCGCCATTGAGCAGCGCTTCCTGGGTGCGGTTGAAGGTGTTCCAGAGCGTGGGCGTATTGTCCTCGACGCGGCGCGGCGTCAGGACCTGTTGGGGCGTGATGGGCGCCTCGCCCTCGTCGTAGCGAAGCTGGAGCGCGGCGGTGGCGAAGACCTCGGCCTGGGGCGCTTCGAGGCGCAGCGCCTGGAAGCTCTGCACGCTGTCGATCACCTTGGGCATCTGGTCGATCACCTCGAACGAAGCCTCGATCACGCCATCCGCGTCGCCCCGGTGCGGGACGCTGATGTGGTTGACCACGCCGTCGCCGACCACCATGCCGTTGGTGCAGACGAGGCGAAACAGGCCGCTATCGAGCTTGTAGCTACTCATGCCGTCGTGCGAGTTGGTCAGGACCAGCTCGGGGTAGACCACGCCCAACTGGCGGGTCAGAGGCTGATCGCCCTGGCGCATGTCGCGGAAGCGGATCAGGTGTTTGGTGAAGTCGCCCTTCCCGGCGATCCGGGTGCGGGACTGCATGGCTTGGACGGGCTGGAAGCCTTCCTCGCGCATGCGCTCGACCACGGCGATGGTGGGGATGAACGCGTACTTCTCGCTCATCTTGTGCCATGGCTCCATGGCGAACACGCTCGGGGCATAAGCCCGGAGCTGATCGTTGGTCAGCGCCGTCATGGAACGGACACTGTGACGCATTTGGGTAGCGATGTTCATGGGATGTTTTTCTCTCTCTCTCTCGTTTCGTTTGGCGGCGTTTCTTGCGCCGTTGAACCTAGACTAGCAAATCCGGTTTTTGTTGTCAATAGGACTTGGGGTGAAACGGTTCTTTTTCTCCCAAATTGCGGCGCAATTCGCGCAATCGCCGCAATTTTCGCCCAACTTTCATGGGCTCGTCAGGGGGTTAGCGGCTCGACATGGCGACAATGTAGCCCACGAAGCCAGCGAACGCGCTGTACGCAGCGCAGTCGAATGCCCAATAGTCGCGCGGCAGGAAAACCGCAACTATCAGGGAGGTGATCCATAGCCATATGCAAGCGGAGGCGATAGAGTCGCGGATCATGAGCGTTCCTCCTCCCGCTCCGGCGCCAGCTCGCCAGCGTGAACGCGGCCGTAGCAGCCGCAGTCCATGGCCTCCGGGTGACCGCAGGCGACATAGCGCCCGTCGGTCACCCAGGCCTGATGGGTGTAGTCGAACCACGCGCCCTGGCTCATAGCGAGGCCAGCCTTTCCAGGTTGCGCGGCAGTTGGCCCGTACGCTTGGCGGCGTTGATGCGGTTCTGAAAGGCCTGGACAGCAGCCTTCAGGCGAACCTGCTCGGT